CGTGGGTAGTGGGTATGTAGGTGTAGGTAGGCGTGTATGGGTGTGTATAAGTGTGGATAGGCTCTATATGCCCACACGGCCCTCCCTTTTGACTTATCAATGACCTACCTGGCCTGGGTTAGTACCCTGATTGTGTTTGTATTGGCCCTGGTGGCTGCTTAGGTACTCTTTGTATGCCTGGATAGGGGCCCGGCTCGCTCCTGAGCCCTGCTTAGCCCTTAGTAGCCCCTAAGGGGGCCTAGGTGGGAGAATATTTGCTGCCTATTTGACCCTATAGGCCTGGCTAGGGGCAGCAGTAGGCGAAAAAGGGGTCGGCCTCGGCTCGGGTGGCTGGTTATTCCTGTATATCTCATTGTCTATGTCCCTAGCCATTTCTACCTGCTTTGTGTGTTTCTATCTCTTTCTTTGTTTTGTTCTTTGTTTTAATCTCTACTTCTTTCTCTATTTACTTCTTTATTTAAAACTTTTTCTTTGTTTTCTTTTATCTCTTTCTTATTAATGTCTTTTTATTGACATATCTTGTCTATCTTTTCCCTTTTTACAAAAGATATTTTTATCGACCTTAACCCCGGTTTAGGAAACAATTATGCAAGTGCTCAAAAACAACAACTGCCGTATGACCGACCAAAAGCACCTAGCGGTCAATATAGCATAGTACGAAAAAAGTGCCACCCCCTCTTTTCAAAAATACAAAATCCGGCTCCACAAATTTTCAAAAAAATCGTCCAGAACTATACCCTACCAATGTCAAATTTGACACGAAATAGCAAACGCCCCTATTATGGTCATGTTATCCTTATAAGACGGAGAGCACGTTCTTTCAATAAAAGAAAGGATGTGCTTTTTCGTATCTGGTAACACATACAACTGAATAGCGAAAACAAGTCAACCAAGACAAAACACAGCCAAGTACTAACGCAAGGAAAGGTAGGCTGAATATGAAATGGCTAATTGGAATAGTCACTGTTGCAATCTCGCTGGGAACACCAGGGTGTACCACACCCCAACCAGCGGTAGCAACACAGTTTGTATTTGCTGAGACGGACACCCCCATACTCAGCGGTGAGATATCTACAAACACCTCTTTGAAGGCTCCAGTAATGGGACTCGCAAGTTTGCAAGTTCAACTAAAGGAATCGATAAGAGCAGCTAAGTTAATAGAGAACGCAGCTAAAATCTATGTCGCAGTGGAGAAGCTCAAAAAGTACTCAGGCAAAACCTGGTACGCATTTGGCGGATCCACCCCACGCGGCTGGGACTGCTCAGGTCTAATTCTTTGGACCTACAAGCAGGCAGGCGTAACTCTATATCACTTAGCGTCCGTGCAGAGAAACTCAGGCAAAAAGGTTAAGACACCTAAAGTCGGAGATTTAGTATCATTCAGCTACGGACGAGGATACATGGGCCACATTGGCATCTATGTTGGAAATGACAAGTTTATTCACTCTGTCAAACGTGGTGTCCGCACCACCACTGAAAGCGTGAGCAAGTTTGCCAAGAACATGGGAGCCAAGGCGGTTTACACCCGCATCCTCCCAAACTAGCTAAAAGCTACAAAGACCTGGCCACGTCTCAAAACTGGCCACCTAAAACCTAATGACGACTTTCTAGAATGTGTCGGTCTTAGGGCTATCCAAGTGAGCGATTAAAAACTTGGCGTTGGCAGTGAGGTCTAACCGGGCAACTTGTTAGAGGAAGCACGATAAACTGCCCCTTTTATTTCCCCCCGACGTAGTGATATAGTTAGACCATGCAAAAAGTAATAGACGCCCTTATTCTGATCCCCTACATTTTCTATGCAGTGGCTCTCGTCTACAGTCTATATGCTATACTGATTCCCCGTACCCCGAAAGAGGAGCTAACCCCTCTCCTCGGTGTAGTCACCCCTCAAGAAGAAAAGACACCAATCAAATGACCAACTTCATCCTCTGGATTCGTTCCTTTCGAATCCTGCCCCTGCTTTCTATACTATTAATAGTGGCGTCCATCGTTCTCGCCCTATCCGACTCCGCCACCAAGACAGTCGTCCAAGTCCTAGCACTATCTGCTATCGCCCTAGCCGTTCTTTCGAGTAAAGAGTAGAAAATGTTAATAGCGGTTCTTATGGCAGTTCTGATAATTGCACTGGTTTCTTTAGCCGTCTTGACAGCACTAGCATTGTTTGTTATATTCATAAGCGGCGGTGACCCGACTTATTATCTAGACGGCGTCGACCTCGACCCAGATAACTAAATAGAAAGAAGGAAAATAAAATCGAAATGGCAAAAAGTATCCGTATACGAGTAGACAGTGCCGACGAGCTGCGAGACGTGCTCTACCAATCAGGAGTATTTAATATGTCTGATTGTTCAGTGGAAATTTCATGCAGCATGGAAAACCCGGAAGATGAAGTCAACAAAATGTTTGAAATCATCAAGTACGCAATTCACGTTGTTGGCACAAGCTACGTCCCAGACGAGGACATCCACGACTACCGAGTTGTAGTACACGAAGTTACACCTCCATACATGAAGAAAACTGCCCGCCCAAGAATCCAGGGAAATAACTAACTTGACAAACAGAAAGCATAAGCTGTAAAGTGATCATTATGACAACGACAAACTACGTAAAGAAAAACCAGACCCTTCCAACTCACATTCACGACGAGTTCGAAAACATCGGGAACACAGACGCACGTGATCAGCTCATCCGAGCACTTCGCGAATCGGGATGGACTCTAGAGTCAATCTCAGAAGCATCTGGCATTACCCGCGAACGCGTTCGCCAGATTGCGAAGATGAAGGACAACGGTTTTCCTATCCTTGTAGAAATTCCAGACCCTCCAGTAAAGCCAGAGCGTCCAAAGCCTGTTTACGTTGAACCAACCGAAAAGACGCTAGCTCGTCTTCTAGAGTTGCAGCCATACGCACAGCAGGTCCGCTCGAACGGCAAGAAGTACCGCGAAGAGGCAGAAGAGTATACAGCCCTTCTCAACCACGCTCACACCGTTGAAGGCGTTACTCTGTACCGTCTAGCAAAACGTCTCGGCGTAACTCACGGTGCTCTCCGCTTCCGCCTTGTACGCTACGGCTACAAGACTCCAGTTACCGCAACCTCGAAGGTATACACTCCGATCGTTGACGAGAACCGCGTCAAGTGACGATTGTATATCCTAAACCTCCAAAGCTCTACGATGTAAACGGGCGGTACTACACCGCTGCAGATATTCGAACTCAGGGCGTTGGAGAGAACTTCACTGTGCTGAACCCGGAGGACGGTTACCGCAAGGATAACCGCCTCTGGTTCGGTCACTGCTCCGAATGCGGAGAACGCGTCACCAGCTCTAGCATTGACGGAATACTTTGGAAACATTCAGTGACCCCGCCTAGTGGAAGCCCTACGGCAACTGTTGACGTCAGCTACTGCCCTGACGGTCCTATTAACTAGGATAGAATAGACCAATGGGAAAAAGTATTATGGAGCAGCTCTCACTCCTTCCAGTTGAAGAGCGTGAAGAAGCTCTAGCAGGTATGGACCCAGAGGTCTTGCTTTGGGACTGGTCCGTTTGGGGCCGTCCAGAGCAGCAAGCTCCATCAGGCGACTGGAACATTTGGCTTGTACTAGCAGGTCGTGGTTTCGGTAAGACTCGTCTCGCGTCTGAGTGGGTTCGTGAAGAAGCCAAATACACTAATACTGGCCAACGTCGATTCGGACTTGTTGCCCGTACTGCCGCAGACGTTCGTGACGTTATCGTTGAAGGTGAGTCGGGAATCCTAAACGTTACCCCTCCTTCCGAGCGTCCACTCTATGAGCCTTCGAAGCGTCGCCTCACCTGGCCAAACGGGAACACAGCCACACTCTTTACCGCTGACGAACCAGATGGTTTGCGTGGTCCTCAGTTCACCCACGCCTGGGGCGATGAGATTGCAGCCTGGAGACAGACTCCTGATGCCGCAGGTATGACCGCGTTCGACAACTTACGTGTTGGTACCCGTCTTGGTGCCCACCCAAAGATCCTTGTTACCACCACCCCGAAGCGTACTCCGCTTCTCTACAAACTTATTGAAGAGTCCATGAAGAGCGAGATTGTAAAAATCACTCGTGGTTCGACCATGGACAACGCTGGAAACCTTTCTGGTGCCTATCTAGATACCATGCTCGGCGTTTACGAAGGAACCTCGCTTGCCCGTCAGGAACTTTACGGTGAAATGCTTGAAGCCATGGAAGGTGCTCTGTGGACCGAGGAAATGATCGAGCGTGGACGCGAACGTAGTATGCCTCAGTTCACCCCACTACGCTGTATCGGCGTTGACCCTTCGGTTGCCGAAAACCCTAAAGATGAGTGTGGAATCGTTGTTGTTGGCTCAACTGCCGAGCACGACCTCTACAAGCGTCAAGCCTGGGTCCTCGAAGACGCCTCCATCTTAGGTTCTCCGACCGTTTGGGCCCAAAAAGTGGTAGAAATGGCCCGTAAATGGGGCTGTCCAGTGATTGCTGAAGTAAACCAGGGTGGTGCTCTGGTCCGAAATGCCATTAATACCATCGATCCGACCATTAAAGTGCTAGAAGTTCACTCAAAACAGGGAAAACAGCTCCGTGCAGAGCCAATTACCCTCGCATATGAGCAAAATCGTGTCCACCACGTCCACTACCTACCTGATTTAGAGACTCAGATGATTTCTTGGGTTCCAGGTGAGGGAAAGTCCCCTGACCGCGTCGACGCATTGGTTCACGCCCTCACTGCCCTACTAATTAAGCCCCCTCTAGGCTTTTCAGGCGGTAAAATCCGTGCAAAGAGCCTTGCAGACCGTAAAATCCCTGGAATTAACCCATCTAGGGCCGGAGGGATCTTCAGAATCCGATGAAAATCATTCATGACATCTTTCCAGCCAAGCTTGTTGTTGCTCCAGAGGGCTTAACTGCGTCTGTTGACGAGCTAACCATCAAACCAGCGACCCGCGGAGCCTATTTGGTCGATGCAGCACGAGTAATCATCACAGATTTGCTTGTTGTAATCGCTCAAGACTCTCCAGAGGGCCCGAGAATCATTTTTCAAGAGAAATATACATCATTTGTTAAGGGAGATCCAAGCAGAGTTGTAACTGCGAGCGGAAAAATGGTAGTATACGAGCGTGACAGCAACTGCGGGTGTGGTTCTCGCCTCCGCAGCTGGAATGTTACCCGTACTCTGTACTCGATTCAAGGAGAATAGTGCCAATCGACCCGTTTTTCTACCTAATCCTCTGTCTAGGTGCCTATCGAGCAACGCGTTTAGTAACTACCGATGAAATTACCGAGCCAATCCGTAACTGGATCTGGAAAAAGTGGCCACCGAGCACCAAGTTCGGCTACTTGTTTACTTGCAACTGGTGCACAGGCATGTGGGTATCCACTATGCTTGTAGTAGGTGCCTTGTTGGTCCCTACAGCCACATATGTGGTATCATTAGTACTGTCCACATCTGCGATTGTTGGTCTAATTTCGGCCCACCTTGATCGCTAATACATAGGAGCTATCCTTGGGAATTTTTAAGAAAAACTCGGAGCCAGAAAAGCAGCGTAGATCCGCTCCTGGCGTTCGTGCGACTGCTCCAAGAACTGCAACCTCGGTAGCCCCTGGTATCTCTGTAGACTCTTTTGGTTTGGTCTACGCTGAGCCTGCTGCCTTTGGCACTCCACGTGCTCTTACTGCTGCTGCAGCCCAACTTAAGATTGGTGACAAGGGCGAGGCCGAACTCTTTAAAGCTCGCCGCCAGTCTGCCTCCTCTAGCTGGCAGACCGAAGCCTGGGAATACTACGACTCAATTGGTGAAGTCAAGTACGCCTTCAACCTTGTTGCGTCTGTTGTGTCTCGCATCCGTCTTTATGCTGCAATTGTTGAAGACCCAGCCGAAGCACCAATTCCAGTAGACAAGTCTTCTAAGATTGACCCGCAGCTTGGAGCCGCAGCTCAGCGTGCCCTTGCTCGCCTAGACAGTGCTTACGGAGGTCAGGCAGGTCTTCTCAAGGACGCTGCTCTGAACTTGCAAGTTACTGGTGAATGCCACCTAGTCCAGATTCCAGAGCGAATTGGAACCGGATTGCCAGAGACCTGGGATATCCGTTCTGTTGACGAACTTCAGATTGATGCAAAAGGTAACTTCGTTATCCAGCCACGTCGCGAAGTTGGTGGCGGTGTCCCTTCAGCCATGTCCGCTGGTAAGGGTGCAATCCGTCTACCAGGTGATGCTTTTATTGGCCGTATTTGGAAGGCCCACCCACGCTACTCACAAGAGGCTGACAGCTCGCTACGCGGCCTTTTGGACCTGTGTGCGGAATTGCTCCTACTGAACCGTACCTTCCGTGCCACGGCCCGTTCTCGCCTCAATGCGGGTGCTTTGTACCTGCCTGATGGTCTTTCGGTTGCAGCTAGCCCAGACCCAGACTATCCTTACGACGAGGATGGCAACTACAACGAGCAGTATAACCCTGAAGAGGCTGCTGACGACTTCGAAGACCAGCTCATCGACGCGATGACCACTCCGATTAAGGACGAGGACTCGGCGTCTGCTGTTGTTCCACTTATCATCCGTGGTCCTGCTGAACTTGGCGACAAGATTAAGCAGTTTAAGTTCGAGCGTTCATTCGACGCGTCTCTTGTTCAGCGTGCTGACCGCGTGCTTGAGCGAATCATGCAGGGTCTTGATGTCCCTAAGGACATCGTTTCCGGTCTAGCCAACGTTAAGTACTCAAACGCACTTCAGATTGACGAGTCTCTTTACAAGGCCCACATCGAACCTCTGATGCTTCTGATTGTAGATGCGTTTACTGTTGTCTACCTACGCCCTTACCTAATCGCTAACGGCTACCCAGAGGCTGACGTTCGCCGTCTTCACATCTGGTACGACCCAAGCCAGGTTGCTACTCGTAACGACCGTGCGACAGATGCAGACGCTGGCTTCGACAAGATGGCTGTTTCTTACGACACATGGCGTCGTGCTCACGGCTTCTCGGACCAGGACGCTCCAACCCCTCAGGAGCTTGCACTTCGTCTAATCATCAACAAGGGTGCCATCACTCCAGAGCTAACCGAGGCTATGCTTTCGGCCGTAGCTCCAGAGATCATGGAACTTGTTAAAGACGTGTCTCAGGCAAACAACCCAGCTCCAATGCCTGGTAATATTGAAGATATACTTCAGGGAGGCCAGCCCGGTGCTGCTCCTGGAGCTCCTGTAGCTCCACCAGTTCCGCTGGCTGAACCTACACCTGCAGCTCCAGCTGCTCCACCTGTTCCACTAGCCGAGCCAGAGGTTTAATAGATGCACGAGAATCATTTAGAACTAGCAGAGAAACTTTCTCACCTACTTGGTGACGTGGTCACTGTTGCTCACATTACTCAGGGCTACCACTGGAACGTAAAAGGTATCGAGTTCTCTCAGCTGCACGAATTCTTTGCAGACATCTACGGAGACATCGACGGTTCAATTGACCCGCTAGCCGAGAACATTCGTAAGATTGGCTACGACAGCCCTTACCTACTTCAGGACTTCATCGAGCTTGGCTGCATTGACGAGCGTCGCGTAACTGGCAATGCTCAGGAGATGCTTACTTCTCTAGCTCGAATCAATGCCACCGTTATTAATTGTCTAACCGGGGCGTTCCACTCTGCCGACGAGTGCGACGAACAGGGTATCGCTGATTTCCTAGCAGGCCGCATTGACATGCACAAGAAGTGGCAGTGGCAGATCGAATCTAGTCTCGGAATTCGATAAGTCATGTCAGAATACCTAAGAAAAATCTTGGGTGCAGGCAAGACTCCCTTAATTAAATCCCAACCCCTTGCCGCACTTACCGCAGATGCTGGACCAGACATTCCCGGCGGCGAAGGTGCCAACAAAGGCTTCTGGCGTAAACAGCTACGCGACCCTAGAACTAAACAGTTCATCCCTATGGATGCGTTTATCATATGTACGATAAATGTTCCAGGTGTAGGGATTTTCAAAGCTACCGGCCAGTTCAAGGGTAATAAAAAAATTGGCATCGCCACTATTCGAGTTGCTGGAAACAAAAATGTTCCAGACGGCGACTACCAGGTACCGCACACAGATGTTCTAGGTGCTGCCGAGGGTATGATCAAGCAGAAGGATCTAGACCGCGTACTAGATAAAGCTGACGGCGTCATTGACGACCCTAAGAATATTCTTCCGCCAGGAACCCCTATGGCTGGCGAATCGGTCAAAGCCCCCGTAGCTCTAAAAAAGGCAATCGACGGCGAAGAAGCTTTATCTAAAATCAAAGGCGAGGCCGCACTTGTTGCCAAAGAGGACGGACGTTTCCCTATTGCTCGTGGAGCAGGGGATATCAAAACCGCGGCTAAGCGTCAATACGCTGGAGTATTTGAGGCTTTAAAGAAAGAGCAGCCTGACCTAGTAAAAGACTTTAACTCATTTGATGAGTTCTGGGCGTATGCCGACAAGAACATTGCTATCGACGCGTCTCAGCGTTGGGCAGACTCGGTAGACGAGATTCCCGAACTTACCAAAGCCACTAACCGAATCTATGCTCGTGATGTTCTTGGTATGGAACCAGACGGCCTAATCACTTTCTACCGTAACTCAATCAACCACCACAATGACCCAAACAAAGCCGCGGCCGGCTACATTTCGCTTGACCAGCGTATGGCCTGGAACTACAACTCCGACAAAGAGCAGTCTGGCCAGGACGGCCGCTATATCGTTAGAGTTAAGCCAGATGAGGTACTAGGTCTTCTAGGCTACAGCCGAGTTCCAGATGAGTATGGCGTTGTAGTTGGTATGGACGTCACGTCTCAGGAGGGTCGCTACGAACGAGTAGGCGATCTAGCCTGGTCACCTCTAAACCCACTGATGGATCCGACTAAGACTCAGATGAGCGGCGGTGGCGACAGCTGGTTCCGTCAGTTCCGTCCAGCGTCTAGCTTTGACTTTCCTGTCTTAGACTCTAAGCCGTTTGAAGCTGGCGAAAGTTGGTCAGACTTCTATAAGCAGTTTAATATGCAGAAGGGCGACATCCCCAAGAAGTATGACGAACTGTTCGGAGAGGGTGCTTTTGATCAGGACTTCCCCGATAGCAGGGGAGTACCTAACTACAGTCGATTCGTAAATAATGCTTTCACCGAAAAAGGTGGAAAGTACGCTTTTGATCCTCTATATCTTTCAACCGAGTTCCCGATGTCTAGTGCGACGTCGATGGAGCCTAACAAAAATGACGAGCTCGATCTCGGTCTCAAGTTCCTATCCACCATTCAGGAACTTTCTGGCATCCCATTTATGGTCCACCGCAGCCACGATAAGAGCGACCCTCGCCTAAAGGTAAAAGAAGCAAAGACCAAAAAACCTAAGGCTGTAAAAGAGGCAGCAAAAGAAGTAGAGACTCCGGTTGGTTCCGTTGTTAAGGACCTAACAGGGTTCACTAAGGTCTCTGACCAGCTCGGCTCTAACAAGGGTGGACTATACAAAGACCCGATTACTGGTCAGCAGTTCTATGTTAAATTTGGCGACAAAGCTCGAATCGAGAACGAAGCCCTTGCGTCTGACATCTACAAACTAGCGGGAATCAACGCTACCGACCTACAAATCGGAACATTAGACGGCAAAGATGTAATCTACTCGCCTTGGATAGAGGGCACGTCTAAAGATGTAAAAGATAAGATAATCCACCTCGCATCCACTGTAAACGAGAGAGAAACAAAAACTGATCCTAAAATAAAAGCTTCTGTAGAAGAGGCTCAGCGGGGATTTGCTGTAGATGCTTGGTTAGCTAACTGGGACGCTGTAGGGTCTGCCTATGACAATCTAGTTTTTGACAAAGATGGAAAGCCGCTCCGAGTAGATCCAGGCGGTGCTCTTCTTTATCGTGCTCGTGGTGAACTTAAGGGCGACGCGTTTGGTGATGAAGTAACAGAGCTGGACACCTTCACGCAATACTCTGGAACCCCCCTTGCCGGGAACACTGCTCTAGAACTATTTAGAAGTATGCCTAGACGCAGGAAATTTGAATCCGCCAAGATAGTCCACAAGATCACTCCGGAGCAGATCGAGCAACTGGTAGATAGCCGTATCTCTGATCCAGAAACTAGAAAAGTTCTTAAAGACCGTCTAATTGCTCGACGTCAGAACATTATTGAACGCTTCTCTCTAGAGGGTCTTGTCTCAGACAAGCAAGAAAAAGACGGAGACTCTTACGTAGACAAGGTCTACTATGACGACATTCGGCGTTCTGAAGAACTTATGGCACCTGGCGGCCCTGGCGGTCCTAGAATCTCTACTGATGCCGGAGATACAAGCGGATATCTAGACCGATACTTTGATGACAACGCTCCTCTTGTTGACGAGGTAGATGGTAATGATATTAAAGAAATTCTTCAGGCCACTGTAGTAAAAGATATGGTCAATACCGTCAACAAAGAAGAGGGGAACGATTCTTCTGCCAACGAGGTATTTAGAAGAGGCCTATACGGCACTTTAGTTGCTCAGCACAACATTGTCTACTCTGAACTTAAGTCTGAAGATTCTGACTTTGCTAATCAGTTTCCTACTTTTAACTCTTACTTTAAGTATGTTACAGAAGAGCTGGCGATCAGCGACAAACTCCTAGTTGGAGATGTTAATAATAGCCTAGCCAGTGACTATAAAAAAGAAGCAGAGCACGCTCAGTCGTGGTCTACCTACTTTAGCCCGGAAAAAATGGCTCTTCAGAAGAAGATTAACCGTAAGTATGCAGAGAAGATTCTAAAGCTGAATCCAGATGGAAAGATTCGAATCTATCGAAATGCTAACTCTCAGGTGTTTAAATATGACACTCCTGAAGCAGCACTAGCTGGTTACTGGAGTTTTGATAGAAACTTCGCCTGGGCGTTCAACTCAAATCAAACTGAAAGAAGTGCTAACCGATCCTCATATGCTGGTAGATACTCAGCACTGATCAGTGTGAATGAGATTACTGGAATCATTGGAATGATGCATGTCACGGATTACGAGACATACAAAACTGACAACGTGCTTGACGAGATGCCTCTATCTATTCTTCCAAATGAAGTATTAAGAGGTGTACTATCTGACCAAAAATACCACGGAAGAACTAGAGACCTAACACTTCAATCTGGTGCCACCCCTAGAGTTGTCCAAACTATGGCCGCCGGGACGACTCAGTGGCGTAACAATAGGACTGCCCCGTATGTTCTATTTAATCCAGTTCCATTTAATTTAGATGAACTGAAATCTAAGGCCAAAGAAAAGGGAATAGACCTAGACAACGTCATCGATCCTAGCAACGGTAAACCTAGAAGTTTGGAAAGATTCTTAACAGAGCTTCCTGATGGTAGACACCAGATAGACCTATTCGGGGCATCAGACGATAACTCCTATGACCTAGGCATTTATGGAACAGACAGAATGTCTGATTTCCAAAAATTGATGTATCTTCAGACTCAGCTTGATGTCCCTCTTATAGTAAATAATTTTGCTAAGGACGCTGACGCACACAAGGTAGAAACGGATCAGTTCTACGGTGCCGCCGACCCGATGGTACAGAAGCTAGAACCAGCAAGAATTCAAAAATTTATTACTGTTCCCGAGCCTACCCTAGACCCCGGTGCGGTCCTCAGCGAGGCAGATCTGTCTGCAGTAAAGAAGAAAAAAGACTATTTAGATACAGCATTAGACGTATCCAAACAGTTCACAGCGGGAGATAATCAAGCCCCGTTCAATATGCTTGACCTCGCCGCTAAGGGTCGTGCTGATGTCGTAAATGACTACAGGCAACAAATTCAAGATATCTATGACGTTGCTAACGCTAAAGTATCTGCCGACAAAGAAGCAGTAGCTACAAAGGCCGCTGACTATATCCAGAGCAAAATTAAGTCCGCCAAGGATAGTATCTTTACCTACGAACAATCACTAAAAAACGATCCAACCGCCAAAGACTGGGCTCCTGGTGCTATCAAAGATCAGGAAGAGATCATTGCTGAACTTGAGTCTGGTTATGATCGAACCACTAACCCTGGGCACGAGCCGGTTAAAACTCGTATTACTGACCTAGCTGATTACTACCTACAAACATACGACCCTGAGGGCTCGATCCGAGAGAAACTCTTCTCTGGGGCCTCCGAGCAAGAAGTAGTATCTGCACTAGAAAATACTCCCCTTTGGAAAGAACGCAAGGCTGCATTTGAAGCCGCTGGCGGAGACACTGCCAACGAGTGGGACCTAGTTTTTAGTGACAATGATTCAGCCCTGGCTGCAGTTAAGTCAGCGTTTGCTAAAGACTCCCGCCTATCCGACGAAGAGAATGAGACCAACCGCAAGTCCGCCCTGGAAGAACTTCGCAATGGCGGGCTTCCTGTAGATGCCCCTGCAACAGAGCCAGTAGTCGAAACTCCTGCCGTAGAAGCTCCGGAAGTTAAAACCGAAGCCCTCGGATGGGACTCTTTAGGCGGCCCTACCGAAGGCAGAGGCGAGTCCGAGCTCCTAGACAATCTAGTTGACGGCGACTTCCTAGATGTAGAAGCAATCAAAGACGGGGATGTTCCTAGAAACTTTGACCTTGATGATTTGATTGAAGAGCAAGCCAAGTCAGTGCGTTACTACAAAGGTGCCGGCTTTAGATACATGAACAACCTCCTACGCCTCGGCCAGTCTGATGAACCCGACGATCTAATGGATAAGTTGAACAAATCTATCGCAGACGTTGACGAACTAATTGACACGTATGGCGATGTCTACACGGAGACTACAGTCTTCCGAGGGATGATCGACATGGGTAGATTCAAAGAAACTGATCCTCCGACAATCGTAGAAATCCTGGAGTCCGCTAAGCCTGGTGACATATTGTCTGACCCCGGCTATACAGCAGCTACCACGAATAGATCTATTGCTATTAGAGAGTATGGCCTAGGTAGAGGTTTATCCGATGAAGTTACCATAAATGCATCCCAGGAGCAGTGGGTGCCTACAGTTTTCTTTGCTATCAAACTTCCTGAGGGCTCTAAAGCCCTAGGCCTACCTCTAGACACTAACTATGGTCGCGAAGACGAAGTAGTTCTTCCTAGGGGTGCTCAGCTCAAGATTAATGCCATCCGCAGAGTTCCGCAGGTTGATGCTGACGGCGAAGAGACTGGCCGTTTCAACTACTTCGTTGATGCCGAGAACATTCCTTCTGAAGAATCTAAAGAAGAGCCGGCAACCGGAAAACAAAAGAATCAACTTATTCGTCTATACAATAACGTTGAAAGTACAGAAGACAAGGAAGCCATCTTCGAGGCTGTTAAGGATGAAAACCTAACAGCAGCTAGGGCTAAAGAACTACTGGAAGCTGATTACTCACCTAAGCCGGCCCCCGAAGTCCCTAAGGAAATGGCTGAACGCTTCTTTAATCCTAAGTATGGTGCCGGAGACTCTAAAACGGACGTAGCCATGCTCCCTATCGACGAGGTAGAGAAGTACATAGTCCAAGACCGTGCTGGCAAAGACTCCTGGGGTGCTAGTAGCGATGCCACTATCGAGAAAATCACTGAAGAGCTTAAGAATGGTGGAAGCATCCGCGACCCGCTTGTCATCGACTTTGATGATGAGAACAACTGGGGAGCACTAGCCGAAGGCCACCACCGCCTAATTGCCGCTAGAAAGGCGGGACTTAAGTACGTCCCTGTTCGTATACTTCGTGCTCAGGGGCGAAACGTGTCCTTCAAAAATAAGGGCAAGGGTGCTCCTCTAACCTTCTCCGCTGGTCCAGATAAGTTCGGCTATGTCCCTGGTGCTGCTCATGCCTCGCTTTTTGACCAGTTTGCAGAGAAGAAGCCAGAAACTAAAGTTAAAAAATTAGGAAACGAACCTAACGTTAAAGCTAGCGATGAAAAAGTTGACATGCTTATCTCAAAGATTTCTAGATTAAAAATAGAGGATGTAGAAAAACTTAAAGAGGCAATTAAAAACGGCACCCTAACTAATGAACTAGCCGACGAGCTTTCTTCAAAAGCACCAGGAAGTCTTGACATTCTAAATGACCCTGTAATGCTTAAAGCCATACTAAAGAAGCACGTAGGTGATTCAGTAACTGCAGACGATATGCAAGATTTAGTCGATGGAAAACGCACCCAAGATGGGTACGGTTTTTACCACGCAACAAACCGTGAACTTAAGGTTGGAGACATCATCCGCCCAACCGAGTCATTTGCTGCATCAGCTAGTCACGGTGGGCTATCGTTTGATATTAAAAAGGAAATGAGCCCTGAAGAGTGGGAGAAGAAGCGTGCTTTTGCCAAACTTGACGGTGGTCAAGGAGTAAAGGGATTGTCCTTCTACATCGCTAGGGCTGCGGAAATGAAGGGAGAACCTGATGGAATGGGCTATTTCTACAGAGTAAAACCTGTAGGAACTCTAAGTGCATTCCCCAGCCTAGAGCCAGAGTGGGTCACAGACGAGGGATGGGAGATTGTTCATGTTGTTGGAAGAGCATCAATTAACGATACCAGGGTTGATGACAGAATCCACTTTGATGAAGATACCGACACTCTATGGCACGACAATCCTGAAGAATACAATAGCCCTGATTACGGAAAACGTAAAACCGACGACATAATTGACACTTCCTCTGGTGACATGCCAGTTTTAAATCAAATAATAAAAACTGAAAGCACTAATGAAGTAGGAAAGGGTAATACCACCCTCTCCGCTGATTTTGATTATGTCAGCTACCGTAAATTTGACTCATCATATTTAGACGAGGACGAGATTGAAGCAATTACGGAGTATCGAGCTGGCGGCTATGCTCAAATTAATGAATTACTTCGTACAGCGAGACTAAGAAATAGCGAAGTTCCAGAGGAAAAAGTTCAAAAATGGATTGACACTCTAGATAGTGCCATTGACACGTGGGGCTCTCCGATGGGGGGTTCGGTTAGAAATGTTGTGTATCGAGGTCAGGTCTTATCTGGTGGGTCAGCCCCCGAGGTAGGAGAAGCGGATATGACCGAGGTAATTAACCGTCTATCCCCTGGAATGATATTAGAGGATCGAGGATTTTTATCTGCTTCTACATCACCTACTATTGCCTACAAAGAGTTTGGTCCAGGTCTCTATGAAAGAGGTGCCGTCAAGGGTGATACTGTTTTCTGGGCTATCAATGTCCCAGAAGACGTTAAAGGCTTATTCTCTCCTCAAGATATTGGAATTGCTGCAGAAAAAGAAGTAATTTTTCACCGAAACTCTAAGTTGGCAATTAAGGGAGTTCGCAAGATTGTTGGACAAGACGACCATGCCCGATACTTTATCGAGGCCGATATGCTCGCTCCAGAGAGTGAACTTATTCCTAAAACAAGAGAAGAATCCTCTGAATCATCTCCAGAGCTGGCCGAAACCCTTGCCGAAATTGCGAAGAACAGGGAAGAACCAGAGTCTACCGAACCGCCCAAGTCGGCAGAAAACGGCCCATCCATCTGGGGCAGAATCAATCTACGTAATATAAAAGACAGTTTCAAATACATAGCCGATGATCCAGAGTTCTCTGACCTTGTAAAACAATACAGCGGGTCTGACGAAGATATAGACAAGCTTAAAGAAATTCTTACTGAAAAGGGTCTCAACAAGAAAAATGAAGTTAGCGACCCTTATTCTAAATTCACTAGTGCTGCTGAAAAAGAATATAAAAAGATAGATCCAAATCTGGACACCGAAACAGGCATTGCTCCAGCTTCTCCTTATGGTGGTATTGAAGATAGCGGTCTAGGAACTACTGGATATGTAGACTCTTCGTCTGTACTCGATGCACTCGGAAAAGACGGCTGGACGTTCAATAATGATGATTCTGCAAGAGCTGCAGTTAAAAAGCGTATAAGTGAAGAAGGATTCACTTCTCCTGTGGTTTTGATTTATGATAGGGGTGCAAAAACCTTCAGCCTTAAGAATCTAGAAGCCGACTCGGATAGGATTATTGCTGCTCAGGATTTAAAGCGTAGCACTCCTGTTGTGGTTGAGATGGGGGGTATGTCATCTAATCCTAGATTCTTCGGTGCTATGTATACCCCTAAAAATCTCAAGCCGACCGAGGCAATTAAGGAAGACTACCCAGACGTTAGCGGTATCCCCGACCTACCAACCCCTAGCCGCTCTAAAGAAGAAAAAGACGCTATCGAGGCTTATCAAAAATGGGGCTTCTACGATTTGAAGACTCATATGGATTCTCCTTACGGTCACCCGGATAAGTCTAAGGAAGAGCGTGAAGATCTAGATAAGGTAGTAGACAATCTAGATAAGCTCACGTCTACTGAACCAATTCCCGACGGTACTACCCTGTATCGAGGGGTCGACCTGAGCAACGATCCAGAATGGTACGAGTATTTCTCCGAGCTTAAGGCTGGAGATCGGCTACTTACGCCTACCCGATTCTCGTCTACAACACTTGACCCGATTATTGCTGATGAGTATTCGGTTCCGCTCTCTAGAATCAAAACTGATCCCGAGAACACGAAGTCTGTAGTAATTAAAATTACTACAGGAGAGGGTGCTACCGGAGCCGCTTTTGAGAATGACAAAACCTTGTTCTCTAGGGAGAAGGAAGTACTTCTACCTCTTACGGCAAACATAGAGGTAACCAAAGTCGAAAAAGACTCTGACGGAGTTATCCGCGTAGAAGGCGTCTATTCCAAAACCCCTAAAGTCGAGAAACAAATCGAAGAAGGCGGCGGCTTCACTCTAACGCCAGACCCTGAAGATGTAGTCCCTGAAGCCCCTAAGGTAGAAGAAAACCCATACCTAGCAAAAAGTAGAGGCCCTATCCGTAATGAAAGGGATGCTGCTTATAGAGCCGGAATGGAAAAAGAGGCAAAATCAAAGCCAATAGTTTCTAGGTTGATGGAGCTTTTGAATTTAAATGTATCTGAAGTAACAGACATTCAGGATCAAATCAATAAGGGCGACTGGAAACATGAAAACGGATCATACTCCGAGGCTAAATCCGGAGCCTTCTCGAAATACAACAAAATTCTTGTTGAATTTGGTGAATATGAGCCTAGTAGTTCTACATACCTAAAGAACGGCGAGACTGGTCTAGCCACTTGGTTGTCCGACGAACTAGGAATGGATATAAAAGATCTTGAGATTAAACAAAGAACATTAAAATCAGGATCAACTAGACCTACTCAAAAATTTGGATCACCAAAAACATTCAATTCAAGCCTCCGACCGCTACTAAACGGTGCAGACTATTACTACGTAGATACAGATGCCCTGGCTTTCTATATTTACCCAAACGAGGACCTAAAAAAGGCCGTGCTAGAGCAGATAAAAAACGGTGACCTAACCTGGACAGGCGGAAAAGCTGGTAAAAGTGCTATGTCCGTATCTGTAGATAAGCCTAAGTACGCATTTAAATTGGAAACTAGTCCAGATCGTAAAACACGCACCTGGGTGTTCGACGGCACCGAAGAAAATAAGAAAGAATTTAAAGAGTATATAAAGAAAACATACAAGCAAGATCAGGGGTCTAAGGTAAAAGCCCCTAAGGGCTCTGACTTCAGTGCAATTGGCTATTCCAAGATGGACTCGATTAAAGACTTCCTAGATCCTGCAAACGGTGCCGTCCTTTCTATTGGAGATACAACAACTAATGAAGAAGGAAAGTCTGTCACTGTTGATGAGGACTTCTTCTTACCGAATAACTTTATAACCTACCAAGAACCTAGAGCTGTCCTCCGTAGGTTCGGATCTCTTGCAATCCCCCCGACTGACCAGGAGTCGCTCGACCCTGCAGAAGTGGCAGAGATGAAGTTCGACTGGATAGAAAAGAATAAAAGCAGGTTCATATATGCCAATTCAGCAAAAATCGAGGAGCTGGCACTAAAAAAGGCTGCTGAACTTGGGTACACCAGCCCTAGAGACAGAACTCTATACACGGAAGGAACCGTGCAGTCTGTGCTCAACTATGTGAATGCAGATAATAAAATTGTAGTTAGTGATTTCCTAGACTACGTATATAAAAACTACCCAGAGAAATATAAAAATACTGAAAGATACGAACAACTTAAGAAATATTCAGAATTTGACTCTAAGTTAGATGCATATGCTAAGGATGTTGCAAAAGCAAACGTTACCGTAGCAATCGACGGTTTAGACCTGATTAGTGTATTAGAAGACGGACGACTTAAGAATCAGTTTGAAACCGGGACTAGTGGCGGGTCATATTTTCCAGATATAAGAATAAAAAACGAATTAAATATCTCTGGCACCCCGATAGACGCCTCAAATGAAAAAAGACCTATTTTTGGACACCTAACTACATTTGAAGACTCAAAACTTCCTAAAGATCCTAGATCTAAGAAGAACATCTTGCACGTGGCTAGCTCTTTCACTAAAGGATACGGATCCTTTAAAGTAATTATGAAATCTTCAGTTAAAGAAAGAACTACATTTACAGCTGGAGACTCAATGGGCGGTAGTCAAATTGCTCAGGTGGTATCTCCAAATGTTGACCGAAAAGCTATGAAACTAGCCGGCTTTGTGGCAGACCCATATACTGCCCTAAACTACACTCCCGAGTCGGTAGCAGGGTACTATGTAGAAGCCCAGATCCACGGCGGAGTTAGTCTCTCCGACATCGAGAGAATCATTTATGTAGGCGAGGACTCTGACGAGATATTACAACTTGTGAAAGCTAAGCTAGGAGAGCTAGGTCTAAGTATCCCACTTGAAATTCTTAAATTAGCTCAGGTATCGAAGGAATAAAAATGTACGAAATTGGAAAACCAATTTTCAAAAAATCCAGCGGATCCGTCATTATTTTTGACGGACTCGATAAGGATAAAATGCCTCTTGCTCACATCAAAGACTTCAAAGGCGAAGAGTTTCAAGTTATGTACCTGGACTCGATTCTCGCACGCGGTTACTGGGAAGAGATTATTAATACCGAATCTGACGAGTAAGGTACAATAAGATAATGGCAGAAGAAAAACCACAAAAATCAACTCTCGGCGATCGCATGAGCGACGTCGGTGGTATGCGTGTATACAGGGACGGCAAATGGATCCCTCTTGAGCAGCTCTCTAAGAAACCTAAAGAAGAGCCTAAACCTAAGGTCCTAGTTAAGGACGACTCTGCCCCTAAAAAGAAACCAATAACGGCGTCTAGTTACGCTCAAACAGTACTCCGCTCATCAGGCGGATTTGGTGCCCCTGCAGAGGTCTACGACCCTAAAAACGTACGAAAGGCCGTCAAAGCAGCGGGCCACCTAGTTCCTGAGGAACAAGACCTAGCCGATGCCCTACTGGAGATTGTTGCCAAGCACGGAAAGTTCAACGCCGACAATACCGGCGTCTGGGCTGGCTATGACTCTGCTGAAAAGAATGCAGAGAACGCTAAGATTGGCGTCAAGTGCGGCAACTGCGTATTTTTCAATTCACCTAACGGCTGCTCGATTATTGACTCTGAAGTAGAAGAGGGCGGACTCTGCCGTTTCGCAGTTCTACCAGATGGCTCGGTTACTCCTCCTGCACTCACCGCTGATGCAGATTACGGAGACGAGTGCCCTCCTGCAACTCAGGACATCGTTCTAAACATCAATAACCGACAGAAAGCTATTGACAATGTCGGCTATGGCCCGCTAAACCCAGAGGAACCTAACGACGAGTTCTGGGGAGAAAAGGCAGATCGCTGGAACATCGACCCAGTAGAGGCCAAGAAGAGCATCTGCGGCAACTGCGTCTTCTTTGACCGTCGCCCGAAGACCCTAGACTGCATTGAGACCGGACTTGCAGAAGGCGGCTCCGGAGAGCAGAGTGCCTGGGACTCAATTGACCAGGCTGAGCTTGGTTACTGCACCGCTCTAGACTTTAAGTGTGCTGCTAGCCGTACCTGTAACGCGTGGGCAGCGGGCGGCCCTATCACTGAAGACGCAGTCAAAGCTGGCGGCTACGGTGTAGGAGAGGACATTGATGCCCAGGTTCACAAATTCTTCAACAAGCCTGTCTACGATCTACCAAAAGGCCTAAAGAACTACACCGAAGAGGCTGACGAAGACTATGAATATGACGTACGTTTGGACGACCTAATCCCAACTCAGCGTACCGTTAACATGCGTCGCGTTGAAGACGTAATGGGCTCTGATAAGCCAATCGTAGTTTGGATCAACGAAGACGGGGAGCCAGAAATTGTTGACGGCCACCACCGTTCAGTTGCCTATCGACTAGATGGCAGCGACACCATCCGAGCCAAGGCCTACAAGACGCCTGGATTTGTGGCTACTGCTGGATCAAAGCCTGCTCCAAAGAAAGACCGCATCAAAGGCTCCGACAAGAACAAAAAAGGTTCTGCAGCATCTGGCCGCAAGATCACGTTCTCTAAGGCCGTCGAGACATCTCTAAAGGAAAAGGTCAAGTCCCACAATGAGAGCGTCTCTGCTGATGGTAAAAAAGTAACTCTTTCTATGCTCAAGGCAGTCTACCGCCGTGGTGCGGGTGCTTTCTCTACCAGCCACCGCCCAGACCAGAACCGCAACTCCTGGGCTATGGGCCGCGTTAACGCTTACCTACGTCTAGTTAAGTCTGGCAAGCCTGACAACGCTAAGTACACCACCGACAACGACCTACTCCCTAAGTCTCACGCAAGATCTACCAGAGCTTCAATAGTTGCGTCTGCTGCTTTCGAGGATGACTACGAGTCCGAGCTGTCTGTAGTGCTATTGCCAGAAACAGAGTATACTAGTAAAGAGCAAGCGATTCTTTCTCTAGCCGAGTTTTCTGGCGTTGGCTATGAAATCATGCCAGCACTAAATGCTGCATGGGCCAGAGCCGAATTGGCCGGAGAAAACTCTTTTGAGAGAGCCAAAGACCTTGCTACATCTCTGCACGAAAGCCGAGATGCCGAACTACTTCCTAAGGAGTTTTAATGTCGAATCTAGAATTCACCTCTAAATTTCACAAGCGGGTGTCAATGATGTTTGACTCCGAAAAAGCTAGTGAAGTTATAGACGAGTTTGACAATCTAGACCCTAGAGAAGCAAACATCTTCTACCGTGCATTTACAGCCGAACCGGGTACACCCGAGCACCTACACTCTGTTACACGAGTTAAGGCACTTGTTGCTTCTGGTTTTGTTTCCAACGAGCTAGCAAGTATCACCAATGATGGTGCGATTAGCTCTGCTCGCGAAGATGCCGAGCGTTCATACATGCTTTCCCGAGAGGCCCTACTTGACGTCATCTCTGACCAAAAAGTCAGCAATGATGTGCTTACTAATCCTTACGATGAAGATGGACTTCTATCTCGCATGGTTATCCGCGGGAACACTAAAGAAGAGATTCTCAACTACCTGAATAGCAAACTATTCTTCCAGGCAGCCAAAGAACTAGCCGAGGCTGGCCCAGATGAAGAAACCACACTAGCCGGTCAGGAAGCTATTCTTCGCTTTACTGGTCTCATGGAGGCTATTGACAACCTAGAGGATCCAGTTGAGCCAGCTGACTTTAAGGCTAATGCTAAACAGTTGGTTGCTTCGTATGACGAAGACGGCACCATTGCGTCCATGATTGACAGCGGAGCGTCCTCTGACGAAATTCTAGAAGCTTTCTCGCAGAATGAAAAATGGTCGGATGACCTATATAACTACATCACTCGCTTAGAAGTGAATATTCGAACTGCAGCCCAGAAACAAAAGTGGGGCAATACAGAAGTAGTTTTGTATGCTCTAAAAGACCTAGACAGTCTATAGCTCCGAATCATACCCGAAAAACAACTGTAAAATTACTAGTAAGGAATCTTACTAGATTATTGCCGATTTGCTCCTATAAGAAGGACCTCGATGTTAGAGAAACTCACTGCCCTCCTAGCCGCATTTAACGACGGTGCCAACAAAGGCTTCTGGCGTTTCCAGTGGCGTGACCGTCTTGGCCGTTGGGCCGAGATGGGCCGTGGTGTTCTTGGTAAGCTTCGTCTAAAAGATGGCTCGATCGTCTCTGTTCGTGGTGTGTTCGTCGGTGGTACCGAGAACCCTGGCTTTGGTCGCGTTCTAGTTGAAGGTCAGTCTGACAAAGGCATTCCAGACGGTATCTATAAGTTTGCTTCTGGTAACGGTGAAACATTTGAAGGTCTTATTCCTGAAGAAGACCTAATCCGTCAGGGCCTACTTCCTGAGGGAGGTGCCGCTAAGAAGGACATTTTTGGAAACTCTGTTGGCGAGCGTCTAGACAAAGACATCCAGGACTTAGAAACAATCAGTCGCGAAGACATTACCGACGAAGACCGCAAGCTTGCCACTGAAACTCCTGACGAGCGTCAGAAGGCCATCATCGAGGAAGAGCGTGCAAAGTCTCCTGTTGCTAAACTTCCTGCTGGTACAGAGTCTGACCCGGACCAGCTTGCCAAGGCTCTAGAAGATGCTGGTGTTACCCCTAAGGCCGAAACTCCTCCTAGTCCAAAGGTCGACCGTGCTACTGATGGTTGGCTTCGCGGAGCTCGGGAAGAGGGCGAGCCAATCTACTGGATGTCTTACAACCAGGGCACTGGAAAGCACAGCCTAAACGAGGGTCACATCATTGATGGCTACGTTTATAAAGGTAAATACAACCAGTTCACTGACCAAGGCCTAGAGGGTGTTGGCAGTGTTGACGACCTAATTGCAACTAGAAAAAATAAAAATTCTGGACTTGTAGACATTTATCGCGGAAACATTCCTGCTATCGAAGACGAGAATGGTAAGTTCCGTAAGGCAGAAACTAGCGACATCTTTAGGATTGAACGCGAGCAGGATGCTGCTAAAGCTGCTCAGCCGCCTACTCCTCCTCCATCAGACAAGGTAGCCCCGGCTGCCCCTCCAGCAGGGCCTCCTTCAGATGGCGGCGAGAAGTTCCTACCTGCCCCTCCAGAGCCAGGTGCTCCTGCAGAGCCAAGCAAGGCTGAGATTCCACCTGCCCCTAGTGCACTTGATGGTTTGGACCCTTACACCCGTGGCGTCGTATCCAACATTATTGACGGGGCTCAGGGTCAGACCCCCAAACAAATCAACAAAAGCCTGAAGAAGCTTCACGACCTGGCAAGCAAGCCGGACTCAAACCGAGACGGCCTAAAGGTCGCTATCGACGAGCTCTCTAAACTTGTAACAGACAAAGGTGGAGTTCCATTTGTTCCAGGCGGAGAAGACGAAAACAACTTCGGGTTCAAAGAAACTACTGACGACTTTGACAAGCAGAATGGCCAGCAACGCTGGGAGAAGGACTACGAAGGTGGTCAGACTCTTCTAGAGGTTGTCAAGGGTGACGACGGCACGTACGAAGCTATTGCATATAGTGGAAACGACAACGGTGCCTGGGCACGAGAAGACCTACTACCTGTTACAGACGGTAAGGGCATCTTTAAGGAAGCTGACAAGCTAATCAATGACAACATTGAAGCTGAAGCTAAAAACGATGCTCTAGTTGAAAAAGCTATCCAGGACGCAATGGACGGCAAGCCAGTTAGTGCTGACGAGATTATTAAGAAGAGTTCCCCTACTCCTGTAGGCCGAGGCGGCTTCAACTTCGAAGAAGATGAAGAGCAGCCAGCTACTGCACCTAAGACTTCTAAATCTAAGAAGAAGCCTGAAACAGAAACTACTTCTCCAGCGACTGCAAAAGGCCCTGTTAAGCAGGAACCTATCACTCCTGAAGAGCTTGATGCTCTAGCACCGGCCGAGTCCTATGAAAAGTTCTTTGGCTTCTTACCTAGCGTAGAGCAGACTCGAATTCTAAACTCTATCATCGTTGCTAAAAAGAAGACAGCCGTTCGTGCAGGTGCAGGTGCAGGTAAGACTACAACCTATATCGGTCTTTGTAAAGCTCTTATGGAGCTTGACCCTAATGCTCGCATTGCTCTACTACAGCTTAACCGCACTAACGCTGACGAGGCTGCAAAGTTAGTTCCATCGAACACAATTTCAAACACTATTGATGCATATTTTGGCCGTCCGCACATCGTAAATATGGCTGCAGGCAAGACCGGAACAATGCGTGGCTCGGCAAATGACCCGCATGTTACTCGTTACATGTCTAGGGAGTCTTGGCACATTTCTGGTGCAAAAGACCTAGGCAATCACTTCCTAATGGATGAAATGAACATTGGTGGAGAGAACTACGACATTAGCAAGGTTGCGGGTCTAGTTAGTAATGCTGTAGAGCTTTTCTGCCGTAGTACTGATCAAAAAATTGGCCCTCAGCATTTTAACGTTAAGACTAAAGCTAAAAAAGCTACAAAGACTGAAAAAGCAGTTGAGTCTGAAGATGTAGATATTCCAGACGAGCAGATGAAGAAGCTTCTTAGCTATGCCAATGCTTACTGGGAAGATCTAAATCACATACCAATTTGGGATGAGCGAGTGTCTTTCACAAAGAAAGATGGAACCCCTGGTAAGAAGTTTGCTAAGGGTGTTACAGCAATTAATCCTACTCACGCCTTCAAGATGTGGGCACTGACCGATCCTGATCTATCGAAGTTAAAGGCTGGCGATGGCAAGCCAATTACCCACCTGCTTCTAGACGAGGCTCAGGACACTAACGCTGTATTTGAAAAAGTTATTAAGGACAACATAGATCGAGGCACTGCTCCGCTTATCGCAATGGTTGGTGACCGTGCTCAGTCTATCTACAAGTTCCGTGGTAGCCGTGATGCCCTAACTACCTTTGCAGAGAAACGAGCTGGTGCAAGCCTAACTCTCACTACTACTCGACGCTTTGGTGAAGACCTACTTCCAGCGGCTAACGGGTTCCTAAACCTACTAGCTGAGGATTACCGCCTAAAGAGCGAGATCGCCGGAGGAGAAATCCTTGACAGCGAAGACCTAGAGGCTATCCCAGATTTCAAGGGCAATACTGCTATTCAAACTAGAACTAACGCTGAAGTATTTAATCAAATTGAGAAGTTAGATCAGCTGGGCTACACCGTTGGTGTTACCGACAAAATGTATGATGACCTTACTCAGGCCACCGCACACTTGGAGTGGCTAGGCCAAGACTGGAACTCGCGTCCAAAGAAGCCTTCAGGCTTTAGCAGTGACTTCGCTGGTATGAACTCTCTTAAAGATCTAATTCAAGCTGCCGAGATTGATCCTAAGTCTCGTCCTGGTTTCTGGTGGAGACTCATTCAGGAAGATCCTGAAGCTAAAATTAAGCGTCTTAAGGATTTGGCTGCAAAGGTAACCGTTAAGCGAGACCAAATCGATGTTAACAAGATTACAAATCTTGATGCTACCGATGGACAGGCTGGCGACTTTAATGGCGTCAAGTGGGCTATCGAAGGCGACAGCATAATCCTATCTGGAGATGTTTTTGCTAAGATCCCTGGTAGAGAAGATAGAAACTTCCGACAGGCGGTTATTGGTCAAAAAGCCAAAGGCAGCACCGCGGCTATCGAACCTGAAATCAAACTACCAGACGGAACTACACCTCAGTGGCGTACCGTAAAGGTTGGAAACGACTGGCTAAACAAGATTGTTGTCCCTGACGACAGGGAGCGTGGCGAATACCTAAACAGCCTTGCTTCTCTATTTATGGATAACACCAAGGATGCGGTTATTCCTGATGTTATGGTCTCTACTGTCCATCGTTATAAGGGTCTAGAACAAGATAACATTATAATTGCACCTGACTTCGCGATTCCGGAGCTGGATGAAAATGGTAAGATACTTATCCCCAACGCGGAGGAGCTAAACCTAGCTTATACAGCTGTAACTCGTGCACGTAAGCGAATTTTCTATGGCCCTCTAGCCTACGGTCTAGAATACTCTGGCGAAGACGGTATGCGTAAAGCAAACAAAGATCTAGAGAGAGAATCAGAATTCGGCATGGATCTGGTTAGGAGCGAGGCCGAGGCTCAGGCAGCTATTACTGCAAGGCGTAATAACCCTACTAAATCTGCTCTAAAGTCTGGCCAGGGTCAGTCGTTTGCTGGCGGGTTCAAGTTCTACGAGGATGAAGAAACCTCTTCAGTTTTGGAAGATCTTGTCAAGAACAACCCATACGTGACAACCACTGTACCTGTTAGCCGCTCTACCACCCCTAATGGTGGCGGCAAGAAGATTGTTGACGGCTGGGCTATCGGACAGAATGGCACCTACACTGCTCGTATCAATGGAACTACATGGAACATTCGTGAAAACCGAGATGGCACTATTACTGCTCGTCCTAGGACTAACGAAGGAAAACTAGGAAGCTTCAAGTTCAACGACTGGGATCAACTAGAGAACAACTTCCCTGGACTCCAAGAACAGGCTTCTAAGGCAAACCGAGATGTTCTAAAAGATAAGGTATCTGCGTTTGACAAAGATGGTCAAATTGCCAAGGCCATTGACAACGGTGCTGACCCTGCTGATATTACAGATATGATCAGTAAAAGCGACGATTTTGCAGATGCCATCGAGAACGGCGATGTTAACTTTGTTAGCCTCTTTGTGGCTCTGGACAACGCTGGTTCGTCTAAGCTAAATCGACCTAATCCAAAGACTGCTAAGCCTGAGGACCCTAAGGCGAAGAAGGCTACAAAAACAACTGCTGAAGTTGCCTCTGCCCTATATACCGAGTTTGGCAACCCTGCTGATGATCGCAAAGAGATTGACATCTTTGAGAAACCTGGAAGCCTAGAGAGACTTCTTAGACAGAAGGGTGATGGCTCTGTAGAGACTACCGTTAGTAAGCTAGTTAAAGAGGCTGGCGGACGTGTAAACCCTGACGGATCAGTAACACTTTACAAGAAAGTCCACACGGAAACTGCCGGACCAGCTAATGGCCAGGACGTGGAACTAGAAGTACGCTGGACAGGCAACAAGGCATCTAGCGGTACAATCAGCTACATTATTACTGACATGGAAGATGGTAGTCAAGACGAGTACTATGACTTCTCCCCTACCCACTCTTTGAGTCGTATTTTTAGTACCCTAGACCGTCGTCTAAACACATACTTCCTACGCGATCCTGAATCACTGCCAAGCAACCTGAACCCAGATACGTATGGTGGCATCCGCGGTGCGGTTAATGCCATGCGTACCGGATTCCGTCAGACTACTGCTCGAAAAGGTATTGGTGGCTTGACTGGATTCCTTCAGGATCCGTCAGCCTCGGACACCAACGTTAAGTTACGTAGTCCAAGGGAGCACGCTGCTATTGCCCTAAACGGTCGCGATTCGCGACTAAACAATAGCGACCAGAACTGGCACACAATCCAGCGTAAGGGTATCGCGTCTATATTTGACGCCGTGGACATGGGAGAGCGTGACGGAGCTATTGCTGCAGTCCGTAGATACTTAAACGATATTCCTAATACACCAGCTGCTCAGGGTGTTGCGAAAGACTACATTAGAAGCTCGGTTAAGTCCAAGTTCCCTGACATCTCTCCAAACAAATTGGAAGCAATGCTAGAGGACATTTTTGACGGTGTTAACAGCTCTGACCCAGTTCCGACTGGTGCAGTAAAGGTTCCGCACGTATCTAAAAATGGTGTTCAAATTAAACCTAAACAGAAGGTCCGCTGGAAGAACAACATTGACGGAGAAGTTGTCGGTGAAGTAGTAGAGACTCTGACTGTGGACAACCCAGACGGTGGCCGCTACGCCTACCGAGACTTTGTATTTGTTAAATTCAAGAGCGGAGAGGTTACAAAGCTTAACGCTAAGAACATGTCGGTTGTTGACGATGCCACCCCTGTTACCAACTACTCTCCTTGGGTTCGAAACAACGATCTAAAGATTAAGCGTGCTGAACAAGCCGGTCTAACGTATGACACTAACACTGGAGAATACTACAACAAAGAAACCGTAGTAGATATAGCCGACTTTGCAAATGAGAGATACGCTTCTTCGATTGAAGATGGAGAGCAAAAGCCTATCAACGACATTAAGTCTGGAGACGTCATTTATGACGAAAACGGAGATGCTTATGGTCGTGTAGCTAAGATTAAGTCTGGTAAAAAAGATGGCGTTAAGGTTTACAAGGTACAGTTTGACCCTCAGGATAACCAAGAAGACCTATTCTTTGATGACAACGAGCAGATATCTGTACCTAAGCCTAGACAGTCGGTGGCTTCTCAACCTAAGACTACATCTAATAAGGCAATTGCTAAGGCAGCAGCCGACCTAGGTCTGGCCCCGAGTGCAGATGGTACGTCTACTAAAAAGAAGATAGCGGCCCATCCTGCAACTAAGAACCCTGATACCAACACCTCTATTAAAGGATCTAACAACAAGAAGGCCGTCAAGCCTACCAAGGAAGCTGAAGAGGTTCTAGATAAGCAACTAGAAATTGGCAAGCAAGCCTGGGACATGACTGAACCTAGAATTATCGAAGAACTAAATGCTATGGGCTATAACATCAAACCTGGAACAAAGTATGAAGATCTAGATAAAAATATAGCCGAAGAATACGATAAGAAGATTAAGGCTAATTCCAAGGCCAAGCAAGACTTGGACGAGTTTGTCGAAGCAACGAAAGCTGGCATTAAAGGCGACAAAGATGTGTCTGACCTTATTGAAAAAATGAAGGCCGAAGGCTTAGCTGATGCTCAGGGCGAGATCAAATTTAAGGATCTAGCTGCTAGGCTGAAGGCTGCTGGACTTGAAGACTATAGCTACGAAATTCGTGGATTAGGTTCCGACGGAGAGTCCGACCTATGGAGCGGATTAGCTGCTTATAAGACGCTAACTACCCCTGACCTGAAAACCAAGTCTGCCCGTCTATGGAAGGCTCGTGCTGAAAAACAGGCCGATACTAACAAGGCTAGAGACAATAAATCCAAGTTCACTAAAGATCTAAAAACCGCAACTAAAGATGCTACCTTGAAAACTCTAAAGGATCTAGGCGTATCATTTAATAACGTATCGCTAGATGAGTTTGAGGGTAACATCATATCTGTTCAGGATAACCAACCTCTGGACGCATTTAGCTCCTTTAAGTCAGCACGTGCCCTTCGAGCAGCTTTCGAACACATGCCTGCTAACAAGATCCGTCAGCTCGCTAAGTACCTTAAAGACAATAACGCTAAACTAGAGGTTATTTCTGGTGTAAAGCGTGGACACTTCACTCCGAAACCAAACGGAAATCTGGAAATTACTCTATCAACTGCTAAGGGAACTCAGGCTAACGACAGTACTGCACTGCACGAGCTTCAGCACTTCTTAGACAAGGTGGACCCTAACAGCAATACTCTTGCACACACCTGGCTACACCGTCGTGCAATGGGTGAAGATGGCAACCTACGCCCAATCATGACCTGGGGTAAGGGCGAGACCGGTTTTGCTATTGCTGACCTACAGTCTCCATACACTACTCGTCGTTACGAGCGTGGTGACCTAATCCTAAACCCTAACTTCGATGGAAACGAAGTGAACTCCACCATCATGGAAGACCTATTCCTAGATGCAGGCTCAGTCTCGCGTCCTGATGGTCAGTTTGCAATTGTCAAGCGAATGGTTCCAAAGATTAGCCGAAAGACTAAAAAACCTGTAATCGGACCTGACGGCAACCCATTACTGGTCCCGCAGTACGACTGGGTGTTTGATCCTTTCTACGACCCTAAGAGCGATAAGTGGTATGCTGATAGCTCTATGAAGGAAGAACTAGATGTTCGCGACTTCTATGGCCGTAAGAAAGAAGACGGTCTAGACCGAAATGTTAAACACTACGGAATGGGAATGATTCTTATGATGAACGACTGGTCCGCTACTGAAGGTCTAGACACCAACCTGGGCACGTCTGGAAAGAAGGGTAAATAACATGGCAGATGAACTAAAGCGTTTCACCGAACCAGTGAGAGTTAAGGTCGGAGATTCTGACAGCATTTACTGGAATCCAGATGCACCCGAGACATCTCGTTTAACAGGAGATCCAAGTATTATAAATTTGGTCACCTCTTTTCTGGAGTCTTATTCTGAGAGCGAAGGGATGATCAAGGTTACCCCCGAAGGTCCATATCTTCCGGCCACTCTAGACAACATGTACACCTTCTTCTGGGCAGTAACAACTCTGTTTGATCGCCTAGAAGAACCTGTAAAGTTTTTTGGAGAAGTTCCTAGCCTAAAAGACCTTGATCTTGACTACGCTAGTAACTTTGATGAAAACGGAAATCAAATTGTACGATAGAATTATATAAGGAAATCATGGCAAATCAAGAATCTACTCGTACTAATATTTACGACATCTTTATCTATGTCGACCCTACGACCAACAGTGTCGAAACAATTCTGTCATCAGGAGCATTCGGAGATTCTGAGTATGATCCCGAAGCCCGCCGCTGGGTTGCTCTAGGTGAAGAAGACACTTGGAGAGTTCGCGATCTCACTAATCGTGACTCTAGATACAAAATCGACTGGGAAAACGATGCTGATTTTGACTTTGATGGAAAAATCATCACGTTAAAAAAGTTTTCTGACGGAACTCTAGACGAGAACTACCTGAAGAGCAACACACTTTTCGTAAATAATCCACTAACAAAGTAAGTAGTATGGCTGAATATTTAGGAAGTATCGGTAAACTGTCTCTGTTTGCCGTAGGCAACCACAGCGTTATCGTGGACACTGACCTCAACATGGTTACTGAGTTCGGTGCACTTTCTAACATTCAAAAAAGTGGATGGGCATTAGAAGAGTTTGTATCTGATGCAGCTCACGATCTGGCCTCTGCCGCTCTCTACGACACTGCTAACCCTATAATTGCATCAGCTGGTCGTATGTACACTATTCCAGACGGAGTTAAGAGCGAGGCCAAAAAGGCCCTGGAGTGGCGTAAAGAAGAGAAGCGTGGCGGAACTCCTGTCGGCATGAACACTGCTCGCACTCTCGCTAAGGGTGGACAGATCGGTATCGAGAAGGTACGCCACATTGCCAAGTATTTCCCTCGTCACGAAGTTGACAAGAAGGGTAAGGGCTGGAAGCCTGGCCAAGACAACTTCCCAAGCAACGGTCGTATCGCGTGGGCACTCTGGGGTGGCGATGCCGCGTGGCGTTGGGCCTCTGACATTGTTGAAAGAGAAAACAAAAAGTCCATGACCGCTGGTGGATTTGTTGAGTTTGAGTCTTATGATGACGCATACTCGGACACTAATGCTTTCAAAGCAGCCCACGAATTAGATACCAACTACGGTCCAGAGTTCCTAGCACGCGTTCGCCTAGACGGCTCTGGAATCGATAGGCTTTACAAGATCGAGATTGACGGACATGTTTATGTCTGGGACGACTGCTCCTGGGACGACCTCAGCCATGTTGATGGCGACATCTACACCTACGACTCCTCGCTTGACGACCCATATGATCAGGTTGAAAAAACCCACGTAATGATCGACCCTGACTCTGCAGTAATTATCTCTGCCATGATGCAAGAAGCCCCGTTCAAGAGCGTTCAGATCAACGAGATCGATTACGAAGAGTCCATGATGATGTCTAATGCCATGGCTGACCTAGACTACGAGATTCTAGACCGTGCCATTATGGCCGCTGGTGTTGCTGCAGTGGACCCGAGCAAGGATGGCAACTACACCCCTGAAGAGCGTGGCGAAAAGGCTGACAAGCAGCCACGCGATGCTGGAGGAAAGTTTGCTAAGGCCGGTAACAGAGTTGTAGTTGGTGGCGATACTAAGCGTGGCATTGGAACTATTACCAAGGTCGACAACAAGAGCGGCAAAGTTGACGTAAAACTTGACGATGGTCGAGACATCACCGTTGACTCAAAGCTAACCAAAGCTTTCAAGCCAGGCGAAGAGCCTGCCCCTATGGCCCCTGCAATGGAGCAGCCTGTACCTAAAAAGAAGGTAGAGCCTGTCAGCACCGAAGGCATTCTAGGCGAACCTCGCAAGAAGACTAACGAACCTAAAGCAGAGCTATCCGAATCACCTGCACCTCTTACAAAGCCAGAGATTGACGAAATGTTCGTCGAATGGGCCGCGTCTGTGGTCTCTGCTCGTGCGGCTTCTAGCAAAGCTGTTACCGCTGCTGCCCCTGCACCAGCCACCGAAGAACCTCTCACCCCGAAAACAAGTGACGTAACTCCTAAGTACATTGCTATCGTATCTCCTGATGATCCTCAGGCCGTTATGGACCTAGTTGCTCTAGTTCCTGCCACAGCCACCACCACGGAGCCACTTATGTACATCCGTAAGGATGGCAAGTGGGTTGCAGACGAGCAAACACTTAAGGATCTAAAGTCAGCAACGCCTCCTCCTGTTGTGGTACTAGACACTCAGGAACTTCTTAACGACATCCTCAAGCAGGTTGACAAGATTGAGAACGTTGCTAGCACCCCTAGCAAAGAGAAGCCAACCGCTGAGACTCAGGCTGCAGCTTCAATCTACGAACACCTAATCAACTTCTGGTCTGGCTCTGCTCAGGCGATGGTTGCTGCTGGTGGCCTAGACCGCAACAGGGGCAACGCTGAAGAGCTACGCCAATACTGGACCCGCGGTAAAGGTGCTGCCAAGATTCGCTGGGGGACCCCTGGCGACTGGACTCGTTGCGTTCGTCAACTTTCAAAATACATGGGTCCTCGTGCGAAGGGCTACTGCCAGCTTCGCCACAAGGAAGCAACTGGTGTTTACACTGGTAGCCGTTTCAACCCTGGTAAGGATGACAGTAGAAGTCTTACTACGTTCAATGACCGTTTTGAAGATGCAATGATTGAAAAGTCATACTACGCTGCTGAAGTTGCATCGATCAAGGAACGTATGGGACTAACAGCCGCGGCACTTCCTATCGCGTCTGGTGCTAAGTTCACTATCCCTCTTCTTATTCCAGAGGACCTCGAGTCTGGAGATGGACGTAAGTTTAAATCAGAGTCAATCGATGTACGTGACCTACCTCTTCCGCTTCTGTGGCAGATCAAGACTGGCGAAGGCCACATGGGCTCTGTTGTAGTTGGTCGCATTGACCACATGGAGCGTATCCCTAGCGGAATTGGCAATGCTTATGGCGTTTTCGACACCGGACCGTATGGCCGTGAAGCTGAGCGTCTAGTCCGTAATGGGTTTATCCGTGGCGTATCTGCAGACCTAGACCAATTCGAGGCTAAAGAAGTTGACTCGGAAAACGCTGAAGATAGCGAAGAAGTTAGCAAGCAAAAACTTACCATAAATCACGCACGTGTAATGGCTGCTACAATTGTAGCTAAGCCCGCATTTCAAGAGTGTTCAATCATTATTACCGATGATGGAGACACTGGTATCCAGGAGGATCGAGTGATTCCTGCAGATGGAATTTACGAAGAGTCTGTCGAAACTTTCGCACCCGCCGAAGCATTAACTGCTTCTGGCTTTCTAGACTCTGCCATTCCTGTGACCCCACCGGAGCACTGGTTCCACGACCCTAAGCTAACGAAGCCAACCCCTATTACGGTTGAGCCAGATGGCCGTATCTATGGACACATTGCTGCATGGCACGTAAACCACATTGGTATGCCTCGCTCGACTCGCCCGCCTCGCTCACGTAGCAAGTACCAGTACTTCCACACTGGTGTTTGCCGCACCGATTCAGGTAAAGACTATCCAGTTGGTCAGCTAACTCTTGCTGGCGGTCATGCTTCTCTACACGCAGACGCAGCACAGGCAGCTAAGCACTACGATGACACAGCTTCGGCTATTGCGGATGTTCACGCTGGTGAAGATCAGTACGGCATCTGGGTCTCTGGTTCAGTGAGGCCTGATGCCTCTGAGATGGATATCCGCAAGCTACGTGCTTCGGCTCCTTCTGGTGACTGGCGTCCAATCAACGGCTCTCTGGAACTTGTTGCTGTATGTCAGGTAAACGTTCCTGGCTTCCCTGTTGCTCGTGCCCTAGTTGCATCGGGTAAGGTATTTGCTCTTGTTGCTGCAGGTGCTAACTACTTCGCTATGATGAGGAGCCAGCACGTTGTTTCGCTTGTAGAGCGTGCAGCAAAGCTAGGCGAACTAAGTGCTAGCTCGGCTGACCTGATGGAACGTTTTGAGACTCAGTTTGGTTACATTCCTCGTGCAAAGCGTGAAGACCTTGCCAAGTCTGGCGAGGCTATGAAGGACGGCTCGTTCCCTATCAAAAACGTAGAAGACCTCAAGAACGCTATTCAGGCTCATGGTCGTGCAAAAGATATTGCTGCTGCAAAGAAGCACATTATGAAGCGAGCCAGGGCACTTGGCAAGTGGAAGCTAGTTCCAGAGGAATGGAAGAACGCTAAGACTGTTACCGCCTCTGCTCAGGTTGATGACATGCGTGAGCGTGCTCTAGTTGCTTCTGCTGTTGCAGAACTAGCCAAGATCAGCAACGAAGAGCGTGGAACCCTTGCTGAAAAGGGCTACGCTATGTCAGATGGTGCCTACCCAATCCGTAACACCGAAGACCTAAAGAATGCTGTTAAGGCATTCGGTCGTGCAAAAGAATCTGAGCGTGCCGAAGTTCGCCGCCACATCATGAAGCGTGCTCGCCAGCTTAAGGCTGCTGATCTGATTCCAGACCAGTGGAAGAGCTCGCACACTATGTCTATGGCAAACAGCAACCTAGAGCGTATGCGTGCAGTTGTTGCATCGCTTAGAAGTGAGTTTGCTGATGAAGAAGAAGAAGCTCTTCCTACCGACGCAGACATTGAGCTACTAGCTAAAGCTAAATCTGAGGCAGACAAGCAGACCGCTGAAGAGGTCCAACGTGCAGAGGACATTGCTGCAGGTAAGACCACAGATGTACCTAACTACGATGAAGAAGGTCGCAGCAAGTACACCCCTAAGACTCAGCCGCGTGATGCTAAAGGTAAGTACCGCAAGGTTCTAGCTCGTCTACGTCAGGACCTCGGTGTTGCTGGTCTACAGAAGGCTCTCCTAAAGGTTCAGGATGCCGAAAACCTAGAGTTCGCCGGAAACTACGAAGCTTCTCAGAAAGCTAGCTCCGAGCTTCTAGGAATTATCGACCGCCTAGACACCAATGCTCTTAACCCACAGGCTCTAGAAAATGTACAGAACTCAGCTCGCGAGCTTGGTCGAGTCATTTCTAACCTTCCACTACCTTTCGGTGCAGAAGCCGAAAAACTAAGATTTAGCGATCTACCTTCTGGGCTCAAGGACCTCATCGATCAGATGATTACTCGAGTCGAGTCGAAGATTGGTAAAGAGGACGCAGATATTGCAACTAAAGATCTAAAGTCCTACATGTCCGGAGCCGATGTTTACTCTCAGGGAGAAGTACAGTCCCAAATGAGTAAGCTCCTCCGACTCCTTACCTAAAAAGTAAGGTAAAATTACTAATAGGTAGAGTGCCTTGCAACTTATGTTTGTGTAGTCCCTCGGCCTTGATTGTTCACCATGAATGGTAAAACATTCATCAAACCAAATACTGGCCTAGGAGGTACAGTGTACGACCAAATTAAAACTCAGCTAGACACCATTGCTGAGCTAAGCGACGAACAAGTCGCAGAGCTACAGGGTGGAATCGTTGGCGAGTTCGAAAAGGTTGAGGGCGAAGAGCCTACTCCTGAGACAGTTGATGCTATGACGTCACTTGCTGACTCCCTAGACATCGTGCGTGGTGAGCTAGCTCGCCGAGAGGCACAAGCTGAACAGCTTGCCGCCCAGGCTGCAGAAGCCACCGCACGTGTTAAGGGTGTAACTGAAGAGACATCTGGAGAGGAAATGGCTATGGATGAGCCTATGGAAGAGGAGACTCCTGTAGAGGAAGCTCCTATGGAAGAGGCCCCTGTCGTCGAAGAAACCGAAACTGCAATGGAAGAAGAAGAGGCTCCTATGATGGAAGCCCCTGAATCTGAAGAAGCTCCAATGGATATGGAAGCTCCTGTTGAAGAAGAGGAATCACCAGCTGATGAAGCTGAAGACGCCAAAGAAGAGAAGAAGAAGTCCGAGAGCGAATTTAGCTCGGAATCTGAAGACTCCGCTCCAGCCGAGGAAGCAGTAGTAGTAGAGGAAGCAGTAGAACTTGCTGTTGAATCTGAGCCTGCCGCCGAAGCATCAACCACTCAGGTAGAAGGATCCGAACTTTCGACCGACGAAACAACTAATCAAGAAACATCTATTGAGCTAGAAGCTCAGGAAGAGCAGGCACCCGTGACCGCCGCAGCAGAACAGCCTTTCGAGGCCCCAGCTGACCGTCAGCCTGTAGTTCAGGTTTCGGAGGCAGCCCCAGTAGCAATTACTGCAGGTGCCGACATTCCTGGTTACACCGCTGGCAGCACAATTGACAGCATGTACGACGTAGCTTCGGCTATGGAGAAGCGTATCCACTCGCTCCGTCGTGTTAACGGTGGAGATGGAGAGCAGCACATTGTTGCATCTGTCACCACTCAGTTCCCAGAGGATCGTATCCTCACATCCGACGCAGAGTCAAACGCACAGAAGATTGCAGCCGTTTCCGGCCCAGAGGCACTTGTTGCTTCGGGTGGTCACTCAGCTCCATTCGAAGTTAAGTATGACATCTTCAGCATTGGTTCGACATCAGTACGTCCACTTCGTGACGCACTGCCTCGTTTCCAGGCTGACCGCGGCGGTATCCGTTACATCGTTCCACCTACGTTTGCTAACGTAACGTCGAACACCACCACCTATTCAGACGCTGTTGGCATCTGGACATCTGCAAATGACTCTGCTGAGACACCTAGCCCTGCGGCTAAGCTCTCGAAGACCATTGCTGCTGCTTCAGAAACCACAGCCCAGACTGACGCTGTAACCCTACAGCTACAGTTCGGTAACCTAATGACCCGTGCTTACCCAGAACTAATTGCTCGTCACAACGAGCTAGCTCTAGTTCAGCACGCTCGTGAGGCTGAAGAGAACCTAGTATCGAAGATTGCTTCGGCATCGACCGCTGTTACCACAACCAACCTAATTGGTTTTGGTCGCGACTTCCTAGTACAGGTACGTCGTGCAGCTGTTGCTTACCGTAGCCGCCACCGTCTAGACCCTAAGGCTCGCCTTAAGGCTGTAGTTCCTTTCTGGATCTACGAGGCAATGGCTTCGGACTTGACCCTGAACATGCCTGGTGATGGTACCCTCGGTGTGTCTGAGTCTGAAATCAACGGCTACCTAGCTAACTCGAACGTAGACATCGTTCCAGTACTTGACAACACCTCGTCGTCACTTGCTGGCTCGTTCAACATGTTCCAGGACGCTGCAGCTCTAAACGAGTTCCCGGACACCTTCCGCTGGTTCCTATTCGCTGAAGGAACATTCTTGTTCCTAGACGGTGGAACTCTGGACCTTGGAATCATTCGTGACTCGACTCTTGTCGGCACAAACGATTACAAGATGTTCGTTGAAACCTTCGAAGGTTTGGCAAAGGTTGGTATCGAGTCACTCGCTATCACCTCGACCATCTCGATCAACGGTTCAGCTGCTGCACTACGCGACACCACCGGCAACACTGCTGCCGCTACTATCGAGCTTTAAGCCTTAGTAGAAATAGCAGAATTGTTGAGGGGGGCCTGGAAACAGGTCCCCCGATACAAAATCAAATAGACTTTTAAATTTAAGGATTCTTAAAATGGCTTTTCCAAAGAATGGCGTTGTAGAGGCATCACAAATCATGCCCTCCGCTTTTGGCCTACTTGCCGTAGTAAAACCTGAAAACTCTGCTGACGAGGACATGTGGGTTCGTGGCTTCTCTCAGGAATATGAATCTACTGTAGACACCCTAACTAACTGGGATGACACAGACACAACGAGTTACGTATTGGTAAATAACGCAACAGTTAATTACTACGATGAGATTAAGCCTTTCTTTATTGAAATTGACGAAGTCCGCTCGACTCTAGGTTTCTTGGGGATTGACCGAATTGAGCGTTTAAAGCGTCAACTAGAAGGAGTAAGTCAAAAATCCATAGAGCGTGAACTTTGGAATGGTGATATTCGCATTGCTCAGGGACATGACAACAAGGCTTTAGTTTCATCTAGCGTATCTGTTCTTGATGGCACAGGGCTTTCGTCGAAGCGTGCCCTAGCTGTTCTTGAGAATGGTATTGCTCAAGTTTCTCATGGCGGGGAGCAGGGTGTAATCCACTCAACTCGCGACGTAGTTGCCCTTCTTTCGAGCAACTCAAACATGCTTTTCCACGAGAAGGGCAAGGACCACCTACAAACCATGGGCGGCACCCCCGTCGTGGTCGGCTCTGGTTACAGTGGTGATGGTCCTCGTATTGCTGCTGCTACGGCAACCATCTCAACCAACACTACGTTGACTATCAACACATCTACTCCGCACTACCTACTTGCAGGTGACACCGTCCGTTACTCCCTTGTTGGAGCAAACATCAATCAATCTTCAACTTCTACAGCAGTCGTCACTAAAGTCGACGCTGACACAGTAACTATTACTATTGCTAGCTCAACTAACGCTAGCCAAGAGGCCGTAACTGGGTACATCCAGCAAATCGGAACTACCTCTGCAAAATGGATTTACGGCACAGGAAAAGTTCGAGTTTACTTGGGCAATATTGATGTTGTAAACGACAATCTAAGCCAGGCTTACGATGTGTCAGGTAATGCGAATGACATGCGTATTAAAGCAATCCGCCCTGCAGCGGCTTACTTTAGTACATCAATCCACCTAGCTGTCAGAGTAGATCTAACAGCCTAACCAATAAGGAGAATAGCTAAATGGCTACTCAAGATTATGCAGCCAGCATCCAGGGTGTGTCAATTCGTGTCACCCGTCTGGACGAGTCTGGCAACCTACTGAACGGGCCGGGTGACAGCTACGTAACATCAGCTTTCATGCGTGTATCGTTCACCCCAGAATACGAAGAAGGCGACGAGATCACCGAAAAGAACGCTAACGGTATCGTTTGCGTAACTTACAAGTCTCCTGACGTTCTAAAGCGTATCACCATGGAGCTCGCTATCTGTGAGCCAGACCCTGAAATTAGCTCGCTAATCTCTGGCGGTCTCTTGCTTCGCAAGGGCAACCAGTCGATTGGTTGGGCATCTCCAGGCGTTGGTGACGACCCAGCCGGTTACGGTGTTTCTATCGAGGTTTGGTCTCACGCTATTGCAAACGGTAAGAAGAGCACCACTCTTCCTTACTTCCACTGGGTATTCCCATACGCTAAGCTACGTCAGTCGGGCGACCGCGTTATTGAAAACGGTATGCTTGCAACTACATTCGAAGGTTACGGCCTTGGAAACGTTAACTTCAACAACGGTCCTGATGGCCGCTGGGAGTTCGACGCAGCTGCAGACCGTCCATACTCATACGCACGTGCGACATGGGCTCCACAGGGTCTTAAGGGCTTCTACACCTGGAACTACGCCGGTGAGGGTGCCACTGAGGACACAACCTACAACGCAGTTACCAACCTTAATGGCATCTCTGCTCAGGTTACCGCTGCTGCTCTAACAACTAACGTTGCTACAGTGACTACTGCAACTGCACACGGCTTTGCTGTTGGTCAGAGCGTAACTCTAACTGGCGTTGAAGGTGCCCTATCAGTAACTAAGAAGGCTGTTACTTCTAACGTAGCTACTCTAACTCTATCAAGCGTAACTGCTAACCAGATGGCTATCGGCGATGTTATTACAGTTGCTGGCGTAGATGAGACGTTCAACGGTACTTCTAGAACTCTAACTGGAGTTAATACAACTGCTGGCACTGTAACCTTCGCTCTAGTCACTGCTGATGTGACTGAAGCTAACGCTACTGGTACGATTGTTCGTAACTTCTTCAACACTACTGGTACAATTGACACCGTTCCAAGCACAACCACCTTCACGTTCAATGACCGTGCTGGAACTGCTATGGCACGTACTGGTGGAAACATCACAACGATTACCTCGCCTGCTGGTGCTGTAGCATCGACAGACTCGCTATCGAGCTCGACAACCGGTTACAACGTTCCTGGTAACGTCAACTTCAACCCTGACGAAGCTATCGACCGCGTAATTCAGTCGAACGAGAGCTAATAAGTTAAAAACTGATGAAGGCGGCGTGTGTCGGTATCGAAATATGCCGACCCGCCGCCTTAATCATATCTAGGAGATAAGACGATGGCAGCAAACTACTGGGTCCAGACTACTGAGCTGGGCGACTATGCCAACACAGAGTATGCAGACGAAGCCTGCAAGACTGCGTCTTACCTGCTTTGGGCAATGTCTGGCCGCAAATACACTGGCACAACAATTGTTACCGAACGCTACACCTGCACCCTACGCAATAACCGTATGGGGCCGTCCACCAAGACCAACTCTCCAATCCTTTTCGGTGGAGACGTTTACAACATCCCAAGTGACGACTACGACGAGTACTCGGAACTGACTACTGATGGCATGTCACCTGACGCACGTATCAAACTACGTGGACGTCCAATCATTAAGATTCATTCAATTAGAAATAAGAATGGACTTATCTTAGACCCGTCGAGCTACTACCTAGTTGACCACTCGACTATCCACATCACCGCGGGAACTCCGTGGACCCCATGCAACACTGAAGTTACTTATGAGTATGGTGCCGCTGTTCCTATGGCTGGAAAGATGGCTGCTCGTACTCTTGCTATGGAGTTTGCAAAGCTCTGGGCTGGCGATGACGACTGCCAGCTTCCTCAGCGTATTACATCTGTATCTCGCCAGGGTGTGTCATTTACTATTCTTGACAACCAGGAGTTCATCGAAGAACTTCGCACTGGTCTTTACGCTGTTGACCTTTTCCTCAAGACCACTAACCCAGACAACGCTCGTCGCAAGTCTAAAGTATTCTCTCCCGATGCACCACGTGCCCGCCGCTACACTCCCAAAACCGAGGTTCTCACTGCTAATGCTAGCTACGACCTAACAGTTGTTAAATCTACCCCTGCAACCTGGACATCCACTGGAACTGCTGCCAATCTTAGCAACTTTTTTCCAGATTCTGGCTGGTCACCTAAGATTACAGTTTACAGCTACAGCGAGGCAAGATCGGCTGATTTAGATTCTTCAGCCATCACAGTGAATACAACCTCAAACGTTGTATCATTTACAGTTTCATACGACAAGGCTTTCTCGGCTTTGGGTATGGTAGATCCAGGAACCTGGACTCTCTTTGCCACCAAGACAATTGCTGGTGTGGAGAATATTGCAGAAATAGTATCTGGAAACCTCCAGATCAAACTATATAGTTAGGAAATAAAAATGGCAGTTCAAACAAACTTCCGTGCAGTCGACATGCCAGGCACTACAAAGCCTGTCGTTGAAGCCGCAAAGGCTGCTCCAAAAGCTGCTGCTCCGAAGGTTACAAAGGCCTCTACTCCAAAGGTAGAAGAAGTTGTTGCTGAGGTAGTTGTAGCAGTAGAAGAAGAGAAGTCCGCAGAGTAGTAGAATATACTCATGGCTACTCCAATCAACATCACCGACATATCGGCCGACGCACTCCGTCTAAAAGAAATGATGGACGGAGTGCTCGAACGCGTCCAAAATGTTTTCCAGTCATATAACGTGCCGCTCCCGTCAAGATGTTATTGGACCATGGGGCCTCCTGCAATTGATTGCGAGCAACTTGTAGTCAGTTTTGTTCAGATGTACTTAGGTGCTCCTGGAGACGAAGTCAGTGCCCCGCAGCGTTGCTATGTTCCTCGCACAGCTACGGTGGAAATTATGATTGCCCGCGAGGTCGCGGCTACCGGTATGAATGGTCGAGCACCGTCTGCCGAGGCAATCCAAAAGTCATCGTGGATGTCTTCCGTCGATGCATGGGTCCTCATGGACTCCCTAAACTCTTTTGACATGTGGGACGAATCTGGCTACGGTCTAGGTGTTATTGCAAACGTAGAAACTGCTGGCTTTGAAGGTGGCTATAACGCTGTAACTATGCAGCTAACTTTGGCGGTTCCATAATGTACGGCCTTCCCGATAGCTGGATTGGCTACGGCACTAAAAAAGTATTCAAAGCTTTATCCCGTAGTCGTGGTTTTAGTCGACAAGGCGTTTTTGGCGGTGGCAAGCCTCCACGTATTGGCATGGAGTTTGCACTAAAGCACGTAACTCTTTATCCAGATAAAATGTTTGAACTACTTAACTCTCCTAATGCACGCTCTAACACTCTAGGAAAAACCCTCTCTCAGAGGGCTAAGATTATGCACGCTATGGCTAAGGCTAAGGTTGGTAAGAAGAATGGCGAGCTTGCTAACTCTATCTACCTAAGACACTATGCGACTAAGACTGGTCAGTCTATCCGAATGGGTTCATATAAAAAACATGCCCTCCTCCACCACGAAGGCACTAGGCCCCACATAATTAACTCTCAGCAGGGTAAAAAGCTTAGATTTACGGCACGGGCACAGGTTCAGTATGCTACAGCGGTCCGCCACCCAGGTACACGAGCCAACAGATATCTGTACCACCCGATGAAGGTTGTATTCTCTGATATAGCTAGAATTTCCCCTATGGCTCGTGCTAAGCAGACCTTGGACTAAACTCCCCTTTTCTATTCTGAAGTACAATAGAGTAAGGCAATAACGCCTGAAATACAAATACAAAATAGAAGAAAGATATAGTTATGGCTAAGTTTAAAGACTTTGGCACTCGCTCCGCAGGAGACGTCGAGCCGGTTTCATTTAAAATCTACGATGAAGAATTCCACTGCATCCCTCAAATCCAGGGAAGAGTTCTGCTTAATATGGTTGCCAACAGCGGGTCAGATGATCCGGCTGAAGCTGCCAACACAATTAACAACTTTTTCTCTGCTGTCTTAAAAAAGGAAAGCCTAGATCGATTCAACGCTTTGCTTGAAGATGAAGACAAGATTGTAACTGTTGACACACTTGGCGAAATCGTCGGCTGGCTAACGGAGCAGTATTCAAACCGCCCCACCGAGGGGTCATCGGCTTCCTAGAGTGGGGGATCGACCTTTGGCCCTACGTGAATGGAAAAGCATTAGTGAACGGACTACAACTCGCGGACATGGACGCATCGGACATGCTCGACGTACTTCACTTTTACTTTGAAGAGGATCTGCGTTACAGTAACGCAGAAGAAGCAGATGCAGTGAGCTCCGTTAGGGTTTCACTGTATCGAACCATGTACGAGACTGAGTATAAATATAAGGTCTCGTCTAAGAAGCCCGGCCAAGGCCGGAACTCGTATGCCTCTGGCACTGATTTTGACGATCTTGCCCCATTCGACCCAGAAACAGCAGTATCAAAACCATATGTCCCACCAACCCAGTTTGATGCATCCGGGGTTGACTCTAGTGGCGTCTTAGACGGACCACTCGGGTAGTAGCAATAGTTAGGCGGTGAAGTAGTAAATGCCAGTAGTTGGTGAAGCCCATATTATGGTGCGAGCCTTAACGACGAGAGTCGCTAAGGATATCAAAGACGGGTTTGATGGCATTGACGGTGCTACTGCAACCAAAGCTGGAGAGACGATTGGACAGCGTCTTAGGGACGGGTTCTCTAAAAGCACTAAAGGCAGCTGGGCTGGAAAGTGGGCAGACGGTCTAAGAGCAGCCGCCCCCGGGGCTGAAGCTGCCCGTGACAGCATGAATCAACTTATTAAACAAGGGTATAAATTTAGTGCTATTGGCACTCTACTTGTCGGGTCGATTGGAACCATTATTGGTGCACTAGGTGCACTGATCGGTGCGGCCGGTGGGGCAGCGGCAGCATTCACTGCCATAATCGGCACAATGCTATCCCTTAAAGTTGGAATGTCGGTTGCCAAGTTTGCCTTAAAGGGGGTAGGCGAAGCCGTAGGGGCGGCAACCCAGGCACAGATAGGCTATAACGATGCTCTGGCAGAGGCCAGAAAGCAGCTAAAACAACTAAAATTTGATGCAGAAGCAGCGGCCCTTGCCGAAGAGGGTGCTGCCATGTCGCTTGAAAAAGCGATTGAAAACCTAAACATGACTGCTGACCTGCCGCCTAACTCTACAGCTAGGCGTGCAGCTGTGTTGGCCTATAAAGAAGCCGACCTAGCGTATAGGCGTGCTCAGGAAAGAAACAAAGAAGCACAGAAGGAAGCAAAGAAGACTCTTGGCGAGTTGGCAAAGGGCTCTAAGCAGGACCCGTTTGCCGGGCTAACTAAGACTCAGAAGAAATTTGCTAAGTTTCTAGTCACTCTTCAGCCTATTTTCAAAAAACTCCGGGAAAGCGTTGCTAAAGGATTTTTAGGTCCCCTACAAAAGGGTCTAGACGATTTTATAAAATCCGGAACCTTTGAAGAATTAAAGACCGGGATGGTCAATGTTGGCAAAGCACTGGGCGTGGCTACCGAGTCCATATTTGAGTTCTTAAGTAGTAAAAAAGCCGCGGAAGACTTAGCGGTTATTTTTGAAATGATTTCAAATGTAATTAGGCAATTCGGCCCGATCATTACTGAAGCACTTGGTGCTTTTATGAAAATCATGACGGCCTCTAAAGGAATCACCGAAACCTTTGTTGGATTTATTCTAACTAAACTTAAAGAATTTAATACTCTTTTAGACGAAACAGAGGCCAAAGGCGAGGGTGGCGGAGGCCTAGGTACGTTCTTTACGCAAGCCGGAGTCCTTGCTGGTAAGTTCGGCAAAATTATTGGCAATATTATGAAGGGTATTGGAGCCCTTATTTCGGCAAACTTCGGGCCGGACAGCGGTGGAGATATGCTGCTCGACTGGCTAATTAAAGCCACCGAAGGTTTTGCAAATATGGGAAACGATAAAGAGCTAGTAAAGTACTTCCAAGATATTGCCAAAAACTTCGAGGCAATGTTCTCTGGTATCGGCGGAGTTATTGGCGAGCTGGTAAAACTTGGTGCCGATGAAAACATTGGAATTTTCTTTAACAAGATTAAAGAAGCGACCCCCGCTATTGGCGAGATGCTTGGTAAGTTTACTCCTGTACTCCCCGCTGTTGGAGATTTGTTTGTAGCAATTATTGATATCATCAATGCGTTGGCAGATACTGATGCTCCAAAGCTGTTTTTTGAGACACTAACAAAAGCCGCTGAAGCCATGGTTCCTCTATTGCAGGACGAGGGGGTTCAGGCTATCCTTAACGTGACGGGGCAGGTTCACGCACTTGGACTGGCATTCCAGACGATTAAAGCCCCTGTTGAGCAAGTAATTGGGTTCATGTTTGGAAACTTGATATCCATACTTGACACCATAGATAAGCTCAAAAAAGGCTTTGGTAATGTTAAAACTATTATAGAAGGCATTCCAGCAGTCTACGAAAAAATAAAAATCTTTTCCAAGGCAGCCCTTGACGATGCAAAAATCGGCCTTCAGCTGTATGCACAAGCAGCAAAGGACTTTTTTAATAAGGCAAAAGACTACGCTAAGTCTATGTTCGATCAGGCAAAAGCTGGGTTTAACTTATATAAAGAGCAGGCAAAGGGTGCATTTAATAGTGCAAAACAATATGCCATCGGTATGTTTGACCAAGCAAAAATTGGTTTTAAACTACTAATAGATAAAGCAAAGCTTTCAGCTATCGCAGTTGGTAATAGCCTAAAAACTGCATTCCTAAAGGCTGCTGCTGCGGCTAAACTTTTTGCAACAAATGTCTTCCTTGGCACTAAGGCCATGCTTTTGCAAGCTATTCAAGGTGCTAAGAATATTGGTGTAATGCTTGCTCAGCGGGCTGCCACTATTGGTGCAGCGATTGCCCAGGGTGTTCTTAGAGTAGCGACCGTTATTGGAACAGCTGTTCAAGCTGCCTTTAACTTTGTACTGGCTCTAAATCCAATCACACTAATTGTTATTGCAATCGTGGCCCTGATTGCGGCCCTCATCTACTTCTTCACTCAGACGGAGCTGGGCAAGCAAATTTTCCAAGGCTTCATGGACTTTATGGCGGGTGTATTCGATTTTTTAATGGATGCGTTTAAGGCTGTTGGAGATTTCTTTGTTGCTATGTGGGATGGCGTAGTCAAGGGGCTAGGGGATGCAATCAAGTGGTTTGGAGATATGTTTAAGGGGGTCTGGGATGGTATCGTCGGATTCTTTAAGGGCATCGTTAATGGACTCATTGGCATGTTTGAAGGCTTTATCAACTTTGTTATTGATGGCCTAAACGGTTTTCTTGGACCTATGAAAGACGCAATTAACGGAGTAATGAAGTTCCTAGGAATTCCTCTAACATTTAGTGCAATTGGAAAGGTCAGCATTCCTCGTCTTGCTGATGGTGGTGTGGTTATGCCGTCGGCCGGAGGTTCGTTAGTGAACGTTGCTGAGGCTGGAAAACCTGAAAAGGTTGTACCGCTGGACTCAGAGGGTCTATCTGCGGGAGATCGAAAAGTTCTAGAAGCTCTAAATAGTAGTACAGGAATTAACATTCAGATCAATGGTGCCGAGATGGACAAGAACGAACTTGCCGCTGAAGTGTCCCGACGACTAGCATTCCAGATGCGAAAGGGTGCTATCTAATGGCTCTAACTACTAATCTTGTCTCCAACCCGTCCTTTAAAGACGGCACTACCAGCTGGGCCGCCACTGGTGGGTCTACAACAATTGCTGCCGCTCTTACCGGAGGGCTTTACGGGGTCCACTGCCTAACCGTTACCAAGTCTGCGGATGCAAACGTTGGTGCTGTAACTGATACCACCACGATCACTGTAACTGTTGGCAATACCTATGTGGCATCTGCCTATATCAAAGTTCCGACTGGGGAAGAGTCTGGTTCGTTTAAAGTTGGTATTGGATTCTACACTTCTGGAAACTCTCTCGTCGGGTCTATTCAATACTCTGGGACCACCACTATTACGGCTGCAAGTGGGTGGACTAGGCTCTACCAGACCTACGTGGCTCCTGCAACTTCTGCATACGCAAAAGTCTATGTTGTTCAAAGTAACACAGCCACCGCGGCCGAAACCTTCCTAATTGATGCCGTTCAGTTTGAAAACTCTTACGACCCAAACACATTTGTTGAGACGCTGACTCAGGGGCAAGAGACTGCAGCTGTCAATGATGGCTTACGTCCAGTGCCGGTCCCACACCTTACAGGCCTAGAACTTAACGCAGATATCATGCTAAATGATCTACTTCTCAACACCGTTGACTACAATAAGTGCGTCTGGGTTTGTACGGGAATCGATGGCTGGTGGGGGGTTCCTGCTCCAGAAGTTCCGGAGCTAACTCGTGGTCTAGATGACGGTTCATATGATGTTCGTGGTCGCTGGACTGCACGCGATATGACCCTTACTGGGACCATTCTTGTGCCTAATAGAGACTATGCCGAAGTGGCTAGACAGCGTCTGATTGAAGCAATCAGTCTTGTGCACAGCGGTGGTTGGTTGTTTGTTGGGGAGAGCCCGACCAAGGCTGCGTACGTTCGACTCAGTGGTAGACCAGAGATTGAAAACGTAAATGCTCGTGGTCGCATGAATTTCTCAGTGGGCCTTCGTGCTGCCAATCCAGTAAAGTTCAGCTGGAACTGGAATGATCAAAACGGTTACGAGTCTGCAAACGTAGCAGCCGCGGGATCCACCGCGTACGTGAATAGCGGCAACATCGAAGTACCTGTAGATCTATCTCTTGAAGGACCTCTAACAGCACCAATTAACATTGTAAATACTACGTCCTCTAAAACCCTAAAGATTGTCAAAGATTTACGTGGTGCTGGAAACGTAAAAACCATCACTAATGCAGTACAAAGCGGAACCACTGTCACCCTCACAGTCGGGGCTAGCCACGGATTTCTTGCCAACGATGTTATAAATGTCAATGATGTTACTACCGCTGGATATACCGATTTAAATAATGACAATGCAGTAACGCTAACTAGTGTTGCGAGCACAACCATTACTTATACCTCTGGGACATCCAGAACTTTAACTAGTGCTGCGTGCGATGGTAACGTAATTCGTAACCACGCTAAAGCAATTACTAATGCCGTACAGACCACTACCTCGGTTACTCTTACATTTGCTTCCGGGCATAGTTTCTTAGAAGGAGACGTTGTGAGCGTCTCTGGTGTGTCTACAGTTGGATACACTGGACTAAATTCAGATGACTCGGTTACGATTACTGCTGTCACCTCAACCACCGTTTCATACACCTCGGGAACATCCAGAACTCTAACTAGTGCTGCATGTAATGGCTACCTCTATCTAGACAGCAAAGATACGTTGGTTATTGACACCTACAATAAGTCGGCCACGTTTAGAGGTTCAGCGGGGATTGCACGTTCATACATTGATGCCGTGGTTGACTGGATCACTCTAGCTCCGGGATCTAATACAATTACGTTCACTCCAACCTCTGGGACCACTCAGTTGAATGTAAAACACAGATCTGGTTGGATCGGCTAAACTGGACTATAACGACGAAAATATAGGTAACGATGGCCATCACTTCTAATGATTTTTCGACAAAGATTGCTAACTATAAGTACTTTGTCGTAGACATTCTTACGAACTCGATTCTTGCTGAAGTCCCGTTTGCCGACGTCTCGTTCGAGCGTGCCCTAAAAGGTGCTGGTGCTTTCTCTGGAAAAATTGCCATAGTTCCAGATACTAAAGACCTGGACCTGTATGAGAGCACTATGCCAGGCAAAACTGCCCTCTATGTGACTAGAAACGGAATTTGTGTCTGGGGCGGAATCATTTGGTCTCGTGAATACTCGATCACTTCTAGATCACTTTCTGTAAATGCTTCCGAGTTTACTAGCTACCTATTTCACCGTGTAATTTGGAAGACTTACAATTACAACCTTTCGGCTAATCTTTATAAACTTACCCAGGGGGGGAAAGTAAAAGTAGAACTGCTTACGCGTAAAATTTTATTTCCTGCAACAGACACCGCTGGTAATAGAACTTCGGTTATTCTAAACTTCGCTGAGTATGGTTTTGTTAAATACAACGGAACTTACAAAATTGTAAGCGAAGCTGGGTATGAACCTACAGTAGATTATTTTTATGTTGAGATTCCCGCTCTGCCGCCACGCCCAGATAGCTACTACTCAAGGGTGGAAGTAACTAGCCGAGTAGATACGTACCAGTACGTAAAAGAACTAATTACAGAAGTTCTATCGGACTTTGTTGATGTTGACTTTTCCAATGAGGCCATAAATCCTGGCGTTAGGGAGGCATTTAATGTCACCTATAAAACTGTCTTAAATAACGTAGCCACTATAGTGACCAACACTTCTCACAATCTAATTGCCGGCCAGCGAGTCGACATTAAAAATGTGGATGCTAACCTAGATGGAGTCCGGACTGTTAAAGAGGTTCTTAGTGACACCTCTTTCACCTTTGATGTGGTTACAGCGAACATTGCTACCAATACGCCCACGGTTTCAACTACATACCCTCTTAAATACAGGGAAGTTACCACTGTTGCTCGTCGATCAGTTAAGAATGTCAAAGCATCATCTAACATAGTTACCGTTACAACTGCTGTCCCTCACTTGCTAAAAGTGACTGACAATCTCATTATGCAGATTGAGAAAAAACATAAAAGATTTAATAATAATGGTGCAGCCGTATCTGTCACTGCAGTCCCGTCGGCCACTACTTTTACATACAATCTGACCACTGACAATACCCCGACCGCGGGTATAAATGTTAAAGATTCTTATTGTAAGTATTCCGTTGATGTTAAAGCCCTAAGGCTTACCATGTATCCGGGGTACACTCATGACTTTGACACTGACTCTGAAATTTATGTGGATGGGGTTGACCTAGATGCATGGGAGACTCCTATGTACGACGGCTATCACACGGTTACTGAAGTTGCTGGAGATGATACTTGGTTCCAGTTTGAGCCAAAGTATGCAATGACCAAAGAGCCTGGATCTGTAATTGACATCTCCAGAAGAAAATATAAAAAGAGCTCTAACCTAGTTAGCATCACAACAACTACGGCTCATGGGCTATTCAAAGGCGACACCGTTTCGATTGACACCAAGGCTTCTGGTACGGACGTGGCGTTTGATGGAACTGTAGAAATTAAAAACATTCCTGGTGCCGATAATACATTTACATATAGACCAATTAAAACAGTCTCTAAAGATGTAAAAGATCAAGCTTCGACTGGAACGGTTACTAGGACTAAAGCCATTATTGGTTCCATAGATAGGACTCCATCTACTATCTCAAAGATCCAAAGGGTTGCATCAACAGCAACTATTACAACTGCCGCTGCTCATAATTTTATTGAGGGTGATTATGTTTTAGTGGCTTGTAATGTTACTAGTTTCAATAACAGCAATGTTCCTGTACAGGTTTCAGACGTCCCTAGCACCACAACCTTTAGCTACTCTAGTGCTGGTAGCCCTGTTGCTGCCGACACAGCAGCGACCGGAATTGCTTCTGCCGTATTTACCGGCTTTGGAAAAGCTAGATATCCGTCTACTGCAGCCGCCTCCGGAACCACTAGAACCATAACTTGCTCTAATCACGGGTTGTCAACTGATGATTGGGTATCTATCTACATTGCTGGTAAGGACTCTATCTACAACAACGGTGGAGCACCTGTAAAAATTACTAAGATTGATGCTAATAGTTTTAGTTATACAGTGGCTGGCTCGGCTACAGACACATCTAGCGGATTAGATGCGTATAGCATTATCACCTCTGCTGCCTATGTCACTAAGACTCCAGTGGTCTATGCAAGAAGTTATGGAGAGTTCCCGGATAACGCCGACCTGGGCGGTCTAGAGTTTGGTACCACTACTTATAGCCAAAAAGCATTTATCAACGCAACTATCACTGGTAGCGATCTACAAAATGTTGGAGAGCATCTAGATAAATATTCAAATACCCCCGAAGGCTTTGAGTATCGAATTGACTGCTCGGTTCAGACCGTGGATGGCGTTCAGTCGTTTAAACGTACCTTTGTTATTGTTCCTAGAAAACCTGAAGTGTTGACAGACTACTTAACGGCTTACCCTCTTGCTCCTGGTGAGTATGCTCCTCCTAGTGCTTTTGGTGCAGACAAGCTGACGTTTGAGTACCCTGGAAACGTTGCTGATGTTACCCTCAGCGAGAATGCAGAAAACGCAATTACTCGAATGTTTATTGTTGGAGACGGTGGCGGTGCGGGAGAGGGCGAAGCAAGTGCTCACTACTCGGGGTCAGCTTTGACTGACCTGCTATCTAATGGCTGGCCTATTCTTGATGGCGGCGAAAAACAGTCCTGGCCGCAGTATGGGTATAATCAAATCAACCGCGACAAGTGGGACAACTATGACGCTGAGCTTGATTTCAAAAAGACTGCTGACCGTTATCTCAATGAATCTAAGCCGCCAATGGGCGAGTATTCAATTAAGATCAACGGATCGCTCGATCCTGTAGTTGGTACGTACAATCCTGGTGATTGGTGTCAGCTAGTAATTAATGACGACTTTATTAGCGAGCGTTTGCAAAGCTATCTAGAACCTAGAAGTACAGCAATTGTTCGCAAGATTGAGTCAATAAATGTCTCTGTACCAAATAGCCCTGCGTTTCCAGAAGACATTACATTGAACCTAATTCCTGAATGGGAGGTTGACGTCCGTGGGTAGTCGCAGAATAGCAAAGACCAGAAATCTTTCTTCTTATCTAAACTCTTTAGATAATTCAACAACAGCCTCAGCACTTCAAATCAATGCAAATAACTCTATTGCAGCTAACTCGATTGGCGAAGGTTCGCTTGCCGAAGAGCTTGAGATTTTTGATAAAAGTGTACAAAGTGGTAACTACGTAGAAGGCTATTCTGGCTGGAGGATTACCGGAAGCGGTAACGCTGAGTTCGGTAACGTAGTCGTCCGTGGAAATATTAATGCATCCTCCGGAACAATTGGCTACTGGAATATCTCTAATCCATCAGTGACTCGTGTAATTGGCACTACTACTTTGCTTGGTACTTTTATTGAGAGCACCGCAGCAGGTAGTGATGATGGCGACCTAACTACGGGATCATATGTTGGATTGTTTAAGTCTTTGGACGCAGATGATTTAGTTGTAACCAATAAAGAACGCTCATCTAACATTGCAACCCTAACGGTAGAGTCTCACGGATTTATAGTCGGGGATCAGGTATTGGTTTCATTAGAAGATGACACTACTTTTAATAATTTATCTGTTCCCGTAACTGTCACTGCCGTTACTCTAAATACCTTTACTTATGCAAATTCAGGCAGCACAGTCGCCTATTCGACAGCCACCGGGTATGCTCAGCTTTATGTGGAAGACGTAGCTGGCCTCTACCTTCGTGACTACGGCAAAGCCGAGTTTGACTACGGATACTTCTCTAATAGAGGCGTCTCTTATGTGTCCTCACCGGAAATCAACTTCATCTACAACCCGAGCTTTGAGTATATAAACTCATCTTCTGTGCGTGTAGGTAGCACGACTTCCTGGGATCTTGCGAATCTCACAAGTTATGCCCAAACAAAAGCTATAACTAATGCCGTACAGAGCGGGACTACCGTAACTCTTACGGTTGGTTCTGGCCATGGGTTTGTTATTGGTGATCAAGTTGATGTTAATGATGTTACGACAGTTGGATACACTGCCCTAAATAATGACAATGAAGTAGTGCTGACTGGGGTGGCTACTTCTACAATTACTTACACCTCTGGAACCAGTAGAACCCTGACCAGTGCTGCATGTAATGGAAACGTTGTTCGCACCGCGGCGGTAGATCCTGACGTATTGCTCAGTCGAGGGTCTTTTACAGCTGCATATGCTATGCAAAGTACGTACGGTATCCACCATGAGTGGACCACCACTGCCGGGGATGACTATCTAATTGGAACCATTGACTACAGCGAGATTTTAAATAAAAAGTACACATCCTCGCTGCTTCCTATTTACTTTGGATTTGACGCGTTTATAGCCGCGGATATGAATCCAATAACTGCAACCGCTGTGACAGCGAATGCCACTTCAGGTTCGATCACTGTAACCGTAGATCAAGCACCGAGCAACGATGGAATTGCTATTGGTGACTATGTATATCTGAGTTTTGTAGGAACTAGCCCTAGTAGCGGAGAGGATTTAATAGCTACAGGGTCTTATACGCCTTCAGAGCTATCTAGAATTTATGTTGTTACTGCTGTTGATAACACGTCTCCAGGATTTAGCCTAACTGTGTCTCAAGCTGGTGGCATCAATACTACAGAGACTTTGACGCTATCTGCTCTAAAAGACGGGGACGGTATCGATAGGGCCTACTTTGTGTCTAAGGTTATAGCGGGAGCACTTAACCTGGAGGACATATACATAACTTTTGGTGCTGTTGATGTCCCTCTAGCCAACGTTGTAGACACTAAAACTACTGCGATATGGGCCGCAGGCGGTAATTACTACTACACTAATAATCCGTCTTCTCTAATGAATAGATTGCTGGATACCTCTTTTGGCGAGGCAAACCAGACAATTACCCCGATGTCGAATCCTTATCCTGTAGTAATCGACAGCAGCAAACTCTATACCGAGTATAAAGCCAATGATCCTGCTGGTCTGGCCGCGGAAAATACAATCAAAATTAAAATCCCTAACTGGGCCTACAAACTTACGTTTTCTAGTGTTGGTACTGGTATAGCAGTCTCTGCTACTAAAGCTACGTCCTACTCCGGAAACAACCTCTACCTTGTGTATGACAGTTTTAGTTTTAGCACTGTTAGTACTCCATTTTATGGAGACACTATAGGGGCACTTTCAAACTATGACTGGAAGACATCAGCTAGTGCTCCGTCCAGCGTGTCTGCTAGCGTACTTGGAACATACTGGATTGATCTAAATCTTGATTCAAACACATTTAATTTAAATGGTTTGGACTACATTGGGTTCTCGTCTAAAACCTATGCTTATTCCTACAGAGCTCCAGCTAATATAAACACGTATATGGGTCTGGGAACCGTCGCCTATGCACCTGACACTTCTGCGTTTACAGATCCAGACCTGCACTATCTAAACATTAGTTCCGCTGTTCTTCAGTTTCCTGACCCAACTACGCTATATGCAAACGGGGTCTACACAAGGACGAGAAGCTACATTGACGTAGTCTCTTCTTACGGGGGTTCTGGTATAGAGATGTCTGCTCTGTTTGAACGTTTAGATTCGTCTGAGGTTGTTGTAAATACTCAAAAATCATCAATTATTGCCTATATTGACGAAGACGATAAATCGCCTCGTATTGCCTTGAATAGCCTTATGATTGATTTAAATGGTGCTGTAACTGCAGATAACATTACTGCAAATAAGATTCGACTGACTCCTGCTGTAGACCTGAGTGCTTCTTCTACTGAACACAACTTCCAAATTGGAGAAAGCAACGGCCTCAACCTTAGAATTGATAACAATGAAATTGAGGCCCTCAATAACGGGGCTGGATCAACCCTAAACTTAAATGGTGCTGGCAGCGGGACTGTTGTATTTGGTGGTCTACTTGACTCAAACGACACCTATGCCAACGACATCACAACCACCCGTCGAGCCATGTGGATCTCGTCCGCTGGTGTTTTTGGTTACGCGTCTTCAAGCCGCACCAAGAAGCAAGACATTGTTTCGGCAAACATTGACATAAATTCTGTTTTGTCAGTAGAACCTAAACAGTTTAGATACATCAAAGCCGTTGAACAATTTGGAGCGGATGCCCCTATTGAACTAGGTATGATTGCTGAAGACCTACATGATGCCGGGCTTACCCACTTTGTGGACTATGGCCCAGACGGAGACATTCAGGGCATCCACTACAGCACCTATGTGGTTGCACTTCAGGCTGTAGTGCGTGATCTAGCAGCTCGCGTTGCTGCCTTAGAGTCTAACTAACCGAAATGTCATGTAGAATGTACCTATACGAACTACAAATTAAGGAATACAATGCCAACTAATAATGAAGCCGCCGTATTTAATGAAGTACTCGCCATTACTCGTGAGCAGCTAGCTCGCTCCATGAGCCTAAATGCTGAACTTGAAGCTATGCTAAAAGTAGAGCAAGCTAAGAATGAAGAGCTACAGAAAAAGATTGCTGAACTAGAATCTCCTGCTGAGCCAGAAAAAAAGTAGCCCATGATTGAAGTAAAAGACGGAAATAGAACGCTATATGTAGACGGCGTTCTTATTGGTAAATCTACGTCTTATCGTCGCGGCTCTACTCGCTGGATCGAGTTTGATCTCTATAAGACAGTCGGTGGGCAATATGTCCTATCACGAATTGGAGTATCGCTGGTCTACCATGGTGCTGCTTGTAGCTTGGTAGCCACCTATAATCTTCAGGAACTGCCATTCAATGAGACCCATCGCGATAGCATTCCTTGCGACCGCTGTAATCCAGACGAGAGTGCCGACTTGGTGTTCCCTGAGAAGAACCGATACTGGGCTCAGGTCAGTGACCAGGCTACTGCTGTTTTAGATGCTCTTTATAAGTACGATGATGGCGGTGCTCGCTACCTGACTAACGTTGCTCAACGGTTGCTCGAAGAAGCAGCTAAACGCGATAAAGACATCGCCGAAGTGTATAGGTTTGAAATTATCAAGTAAACCTGATACCATAGCAACAACAGAAAAGAAGAAAGACGAA